CGCTTAAAAGTACCGAAAAATAGTTGGTTATAAAAACTCTTACCATCTCGCCGCCTTTGAAAATTGAAATGTTTAAAAAGGCGAAAATGCGTTGTTTTCGGTATATATAGGATTTTTAACTTTCGCATAAATATCTATAAATAACTATATTTTTTATGAAAATGGTGTATAAATGGTGTAAATAATTTAATACATTGTTTTACACTAAACAAAGTACGTGATTGTAAGAAAAGAGCATTGTTTCCAATAATACATATGAATAAATTTTGAATGATTTCTGACGGTTTATCCGTCTTTTTTTGGTGTAAGTTTTAATTGTAAGGAGTGATTGATATGTTCAAAGACGAGATTCTTGAAATGATTTTTAGCGAAAATGAAATGCAGAGAATACCTATTGGAACGCAGGCTACAGCCGTTAGCGTGTTTGAAAATGTTATTGGTAAAATAAGAAAGGAGAATCCGGATGCAAAATTATCAGAGCTTTTATCCGATGAATAATGGATATGTTCAAAATCCATACGCAGAAAGAATGAACTTTTTGCAAAATTGTCAGCAGAACTTACAACCACCTATGCAGAACTCTCAAATGCAGGCAACATCACAACAGACAAGTTTTATTGGAAAAGTTGTTGATAGCATTGACGTTGTAAAAGCAACAGACATTCCGATGGATGGAAATATATATTATTTCCCAAAAGCAGACGGAACAGAAATATTTGGAAAACAATGGCTTGCAAATGGAAGAACTCATATTTTGACTTTTAAACCAGTTTTAGATACAGAGCCTAACAATCCGACACAGGACAACACAAAAAGCAAAATAGACATATCAGAAGAGGTCACAGAAGTAATTATGAAAAGATTCGATGAGTTAGAAAACAAAATTTCTAACTTGGAATCGTCTTTGACTAAAACTTCGACTAAATCTTCGACTAGAAGCACTAAATCTTCAAATACGACTAAAAAGGAGAGTGATACAGATGCTTAATCCAATTAGTTTTATGAAAGCAATGAGAAATCCACAGAAATTTTTAGAAGAAATTACAAAAAACAATGAAGTTATGAGTAACCCTATGGCGAAAAATGCTATTGAGATGTATAGAAATGGAGATTCAAAAGGATTACAGGAATTTGCAGAAAACGTCTGCAAAGAAAAAGGAACTACACCAGATGAAATAAGAAAATCAATTATGCAAAGATGCAATTTACGTTAGTACATTTTGGGTTGTGCGCTTAAAACTAGTTTCCCATTTGTAAATAAAACAATGGAGGTAAACAAAATGTTTAACGGAAATTCACCTAGTCTTGCCGATATTGCGGCAGTGACAGGAAACAACAAAGACGGATGGGGCGATGGAAACGGCTGGTGGGTCTTGATTATCTTGTTTGCTATTTTTGGCGGATGGGGTAATGGATTTGGCGGCGGTTACGGCAACGGCGGTGACAGAGCATCCGTTCCTTGTGCTACACAGGCAGATGTTAGAGCCGCAGTAGACCAGCAGACGCTTATTAGCAAACTCGACCAGCAGACATACGGACTGGCAGACAGTAACTATGCGCTGAACAACACAATCAACAGCAATTTCAGAACTCTTGATAACTCAATCTGTACGCTTGGTTTTCAGAACCAGCAGGGATTCAATGACGTATCTCATCAGATTTCCGACTGCTGCTGTGCAACAAGAGAAGCTATTCAGGGCGTGAATTACAACATTTCAACGCAGACAAACGCACTCCAGAACTCTATGTGCAACAATACAAGAGATATTATCGACAATCAGAACGCAAACACAAGAAGCATCCTTGACTTCCTTGTAAACGACAAGCTGGCAACATTACAGGCCGAAAATCAGACACTTAAGTCTGCTCTTTCAAAAGAAGAGCTTGTGAAAGAACTTCGACCTACTGCCGTACCAGCTTACATCACTTGCTCACCTTACCAGTCCGCTTATGGAGTAGGTCTTAACAACGGTTGCGGTTGTTGCTAATATACAGAAGAATTAAAACAGAATATCAGAAAAACTCGCCGAACTAGGCTGATTATTACTCTATGGGATAGGTCTATGGCTTATCCCATATTGATTTTTAGGAGGTATATTATGAGTAATTGTAAAAACGTATGCAAACTTTGCAAGAAATTGATTATAAGTCAGGCAGTTACATTTACTGCCGGCACTGGTCTTGTTATCAGAATACCGGAAGGAAGTTATAACGATGATTCAAAATATTGCATTGTTGTGGCACAGAGCATTCCGGCAGAAACAACAATCTCTGCTCCGGTATATATCCAGATTGGAACTGGTACGGTACTTTATCCACTGACAAAATGTGATTGTACGCAGGCAACGGCTTGTAGTATCAGAACAAGAACAAAGTACAGTACAAGAGTTGAAACCACGTCAAATAGCGGGGTTTTCAAATTGCTTGGAAGAATTGCTTGCGCTCCAGACAACAGATTAAATGCAATAAACGGTAATGGAACTCTTGTTACAACCGGTGGAGGTGATTGAGATGGATATTAAAAGAATGCATTGTATGATTGAAAAACTTTCCGAATGTGCCAAAAGCGAAATGGAATCTGGAATCGAAAATGTTGATACTTGCGAAATGGGAAAAGTAGTAGACATGATGAAAGATTTGTCGGAAGCAATGTACTACAGAACCTTGACAAAAACAATGGATGAATCAACATCGGAAGAAACGCTTGAAATGTTTGAGCGTTACGGAGACGGAAGAAGATTTTATGACAAATACCGATACGCTGACGGAAGATTTGCTCCGAAAGGACGTGGAACGTACCGTAGAGGATATGACGAACCATACTACCATATGACGCCGGAAATGTACCGAGAACATGACCCGGAATGGTACAGAGATATGGATAAAAACAGAGACGGTCTTATGTATTACACTGATACCGGAATGGATAAAAACATGAAGATGAGAGATTCCAGAGAGGGCAGAAGCGGAATGAGCCGTATGTCGTACATGGAATCAAAAGAAATGCACAAAGCAGACACACCGGCGGATAAGCAATACAAAATGAAAGAGTTAGAAAAGTACATGGGTGAATTATCAAAAGACATTACGGAAATGATTGCGGATAGTTCGCAGGAAGAAAAAAATTTACTTAAAACCAAAATGCAAACATTGTTGCAGAAGTTTTAACAAAAACAAATTAAGGGGGCGTAATTGCCCCTTTTTGATTGGAGTGGTTAAATTGTATACTATGGATGGTTTTGTTTGGAATATAGTAACAGTATCACCGTATAGCAATATGCTACAAAGAAGTGACGGAAGTTATACTTGCGGAATGTGCGATAGAAACAATCAAACAATTTATATATCAAATATTTTGCGTGGCGGTTTTTTACGCAAAGTTTTGCTACATGAGATATGCCATAGCGCAATGTTTTCATACGGAATTGATATGACTTTGGAGCAGGAAGAAATGTTTTGCGACTTTTTGGCAACATACGCAGATGAAATAATTAGCATAACAAACAATGTATTCCAAACATTAAGAACTGCAATATAGACAAATATAGTCAAATATGATAATATGCAATCAAAAATAAAAGAGGAGGGATTGCTCATGGCTTTGATTAAATGCCCGGAGTGTGGGAAAGAAATAAGTGATAATGCAAACAAATGTCCAAATTGTGGAAATCCCATGTATGTAAAAAAGAAACATTCTCCGCTTGGAATAGTCAGTGCAGTAATGTGCGGAATATCAATATTATTTCCAACACCGGGATATTCTACGATACTTGCCGTTCTTGCTATGTTATTGGCGATAATTGATTTAGTAAGGCAGGGGAAGAACAAATACATTATTGATGATTGGGTTGTTATTGTGATTGGTTTGCTAAATATTTTTGTTTTTAGGTTTTTGATAAAATAGAATAGGGGGATTTAGAAATGTCATTGATAAGATGTCCGGAGTGTAAAGGTCAGGTAAGTGATACGGCAGAGAGTTGTCCACATTGTGGTTATATAATCTGCAAATCAAAGGAATTGAAGAATTCGTTCATTGCAAATATGTTAGCGGCAGTAACCAATGTTATTAGTTTAGTTGGAATATTGGTCGAAGAATATTATCTATTGGCACTTATTCCGCTCGCTTGGACGATTGGTTTCAAATGCTATAGCTCATTTAGAGCAAACGAGGGATATGATGTTCAATATTATAAGAATCTTACGAAAGATAACTTAATTTCTTTTCTTATTATCCTTTGCTTTTCTGTGTTTTGGTATATAATGAAAAGCGGTATTTTATTTAGTTAGTATAGAGAAAGGATGTAATTCATATGTGGAAAAGACTTTTGATAGTTATTTTGATTTGCGTTATATTCTTAGCAGTTTTTTATTTTGGCAGGTCATGCGTGATTGTGTATGATACTGGAGATAATATGCAGAGAGTAAATGAAATGCTTGATAACTAGATTTATTGGATAGAGACAGTATAATTTTATATTGTCTCTATTTTTTTTGCATTTAGGGGTTGACTTATGTGCGTACATAACTTATAATGATTTATGCAAGGACATAAATAGAAAGGAGATGATAATTTGTCACCAAGAACTGGTAGACCACCATTACAAGACGTTTCCAGAACAGAAAAACTCAACATCAGATTAACAAAGCAAGAGAAACAAGATATTGAGTATTGTTCAGAAAAATTAAATCTATCAAGGACTGATACAATAATAAAGGGAATTGGACTTGTAAAAAAGGAAATTGAAAAATAAAAGAGTTGAAAAAAATTGCAAAAAGAATAGAATCAAAATCGAAGTAAAGATTAGAAGAGGTGATATAAAATGAAAATTCCATATAGCGATAAGACAAACGAAGAATTATCACTGATTTATAAAGATTATGTTATTTCAAAAAATGAAGGAATAAGATGTGAAAGTTTTGTTCCTTATGCAAAAGAAATCAAAGAAAATATAGGTGGAGACTTTACTTTAGCTGAAGCAATTAGACTGGCAAAGTTAGATTTTTTTGAAGAAGTATGTAATAGATTTTTATAAGTAAATGACGATTTCTTTGCAGGAATTAGTTGCGAGGAAAAAGAATAAGAAGAAATAGAAAGGGATGTATGTTATGAGAAAAGAAGAAATGATGAAAATGTTATTAGAATCTGAAAAACTTGGTTTGCAGGATGCCAGAATATTAGAAAAGCGCGGAGAACGCTTATCAGATGAATACGTGAAGCGTATGTATGAAAAATACTTTCACGTGAAAGATGAAAGGGAACAGTGCTACGACGGCATCCTTTTCATTATACACTCCAAGGATAGCATTGTAGCCACAATGCGTAAGTTGTATGGAGATATTGATAAAGCGTCCTCATTTTTCTTTACGTGCGAAATTTCAAAAGAGGAGAACATTGAAGCTCATAAGCAGGAGCGTAATGACCTCAAGGAATTAGCAATTGATAAATTGAAAACATATGAGGAAAAATTTGACCCAGAAAAGGTTGAAGAGTATTTAGAAAAAATTACGGACAGAAATAGTTCTGTTTCACGTGATTTCTGTAAGCAATTCAAGGATTCATTGAGAACGCTTAAAGAATGGTCTAATCTTTAAGAAAGTTTAGTTGTTTTAGTCCAATATTAGTTCAAGATTAGTCCAACTTGCAATATAATAATAAGAAATAGGAGCCTAAATTATGGAAAAGGCTCCTACTTTTTTGTCTAATTGGCAACCGGGGAGAAGAAGTGGTTGCCGTATTATATTGGCTTTAGACCTTTACAGTGTACCATACAATCAGATGATACACAAATGGTTTTTCAATGCGTTCTCAACACGTTTTTCACTGATAGCGATATATCTTTGCGTTGTGGAACTGGATGAGTGCTGGAGTAAATGACGCACCAACTCTATATCATAATCGTTATTTAGATACATTTCCGTAGCATAGAATTTCCGGAAACTGTGCGTTGATATTCCGTCAATTCCAAAGAAATCCGCTACGATTTTCAATTGTTTCTGTACGGCTCTTTCGCTGATTGGAAAGATTCTTGCGGTTGGTGCAATGCCGTTATCCTCGGTGTACTGCTTTAAGAACTGGAATAATTCAGTTGGAACCGTGAAGTTTCTTCCCTTGCCGGTTTTCTGCTCTACAATATCCAGATGATAGCGACCGCTCTCGTATACCACGTCTGAAAGCGTAAGGTGCAGTATATCAGAGATTCTAACTCCGATGTTGGCTTGCACTACCAGTAATGTAGCAAGCCGTTTGTTTGGCTTAAATACGTGTTCACCGTAATTGAAGCCTTTGCGGATTGCGGTTATGATTTCTTTGTAGGTTTCCTTGTCTAATGCTTTTGTTTTTTTGTTCATGCTGAACACTCCTTTCTTTTTACACCCGGTAAGCAAAATATTTTGATACCCCCCTACCTTTCAAATTTTCAAGGTTGGAGAGAGATTTTTTGCGATTTCGGAATTTTCGCCCGATAATGCAAATTTTTTAATACCCCCCGGGGTTACTTATTTTTATAGTTGCAGGGTGAATTTTTTCAAATTGATTTATATTAACAGTTTTTGCACTGTTTTTTACTTTGCTGATTTTAGATACACTAAATAAAGGCTTGCCCTTGTGAGACGTTTCAAGGCTTATATTTTGCCTTTTTATCTCGTGAGCCTATAAACTTGCTATAGATATATAAAATCAGTATACGGCTAATACAAGGCGTTGTCAAGGTGCTATGTATTTTTGCATCCAAACCAAACCGGAATACATCCGGCAGGGGAAAAACAGCCTTTTGTTTTTTGGTATCGCAAACACACCGCCGACAATTTGCGAAAAGCAAAACGGCAGCAGGGCGCACACCTACCAAAAGCAGGCAAAGCGCACGACAAAAAGCCGGAACGCATCCGGCTAATTGTGATACAATTTTTTGTTTTTACCAATAACAGAATCAAAAAATTTCCTTGCTTCTGTTTCTGTCTCAAACGTACGGCAAAACTCCGAAAAACTTCCGGACCAACTAACCCGCCACATAATAACGCCCCCTTTCTGCTTTATTTGCCCTAAATATTGGAAAGCAACCGCCGGCAACGAACCGGCGCAGCTTTTGCGTTTGCCATCTCTTACAGTGTAAGAAATTCTATAAAATTGTTATAATTGTTTACCGGCAAATTGCTATATTTCTCGGCTCCATCTTTGGTTATAAGATGATAACCAAAAACGCCCGGCGTCGTGTTTATGTTGTAAAATTTGGCAATTTCTAGAATTTCTTCATATGTCGGAATTGTCAACTTCCAATAGTTCCGACAATAACGCCGTTTTTTGATTCTCCTATTTTTGTAAAACATCCAGCTATTTTTTTCATAATATAACCACCTTCCTATTTTTTATTATATCCCTCAAAAGGGAAAAGCAAGCCGGGGAATCGAACCCCGGAAAACGCCACCGCTTGCCTAAATAAGTACGCCTAAGCGCCTACAATCTGCTTTTCTGTCACAAAGGATTTTCCATTTCTCAAAATCGCCCTTGATGTTTTCAGCGGTAATGGTTTCTTCCCATTCGTTCCGCGCCTTAATATAAGCGGCTTTTGCTTCTTCTTTTTGTTTCTGTAATTTTTCCATGAATATCATTTTTTTCGCCTTTCTGGTCTGCCATCATCAGAGCCGGGAGACCATCCCGCGGCTGACGCTCCGAAGCTGGAGCGTTTCGGCTAACTGTAAATATATTCTGCTTTTCTAATCTTTCCTTTGTTGATAAAATTTGAAAAATGCTTCGTAGCTCTATCAATACCTTTATCATTTTCAAAATCTTCATAGAAGTAATAAATCACTCCGGTTTCTCCAGATGAAAAATTAAATGTGACTTTTACACCAATACCAGATATATCTTTTCTGTTTAATTTATTTTGCATTTCATGTCTTGTCATTATTCTATCCTTTCTGCACTCGTTACCTCCGGGGCGGAGCGTTTTGACTATTTCAATAACTCATTTATTTTATTTTCATAAGTTGCAATCAATTTTTTGTTGCAACTTATTTTTTTCAGCTTAGAAAGTTGTTCTACGAGCCGGCTTTTTATATACTTATGCCACTTTTCAAACTCTTCCGGGCTGTGCTGTTCCTTGCTTGCTACACCCTCAATATAAAATTGTATATCTTGGTCGATTAGAGCCGTAAGGCTTTTAACTGATACAAACATATCAATACCCCCCTTCTTTTTCGACATATGCGAAAAATCTAGCTGCCTCGGAGTGTTCAAGGTACTTTATTTTGTCCGCATCCTCGCAAGCCTCCAAGGCGTCAGCGTCTACCACGAAAAAACGTTCTTTCGTTTCTTCTGGCAGACATTTTTTTATAAAGTTTGCGCCGGCTTCCGCTGTGTTAAACTTTGCGACGGTAACAACTTTCGTTATTCCGTCGTCCTGTGTTTTCTTGTCAATCTTGTAGGCAACCGCCCACGATAATTTATTGATTTTCATTTTTTACGCCTCCTTTACGATTTCAAACTTGTCAATATTTCCTTTTTTCATTTCCTCCAGAATTTCCGCAACTTCTTCTTTTATGCTTCCTTCTGTTAGCTCTGTGAAAGTGTAATTTTCGTTGTATTTCTTTCCTGTAATCTTGATTCTGTAAACTGTTTTCATAATTCTTTACCTTTTCGGGAATCTATGATATAATTCCCTTACCTTTCTTTTTGATTGGTGCCGCTCGTGGTTTGGAACGCCGGGCGGCTTTTTTTATTTGATACATATATAATACACGAAAATAGACATAAACACAATAGGTAATAATACACAAAAATAGACATATATATTTGTGCATATTGCTACATAAAAATAGACGTTGACAAAAAAAAAGTAATCTATTATCATATATATAAAGGAGGCGAAGAAATGAGCGGAACAATAAACAAAAAAACATACGGCACAAATGGAATTATAGATTTTTCTCGCTTGTGGGAATTATTGGAGCGAAAGGGTTACAATAAGCAATGGCTTAGAAATAACGGCATACACTCGAACACGGTAGCGAAATTAGCAAAGAATCAAAATGTAACTTGCGAAGTTATCGCCAATATATGCCATATGTTAAATTGCCAGCCGTGGGAAATCATGGAATATAAAAAAAATGATAATATATGAAAATAGACTATTGACAAGTACACGAAAATAGACTATAATATAATTAGTTCAAAGGAAATGAACTAATTGCCGTTTGGTGGATGGCAAGAGAAGCCAATCGGAGAAAGGGGGAAAACATGGAAGATATGGCAGTATTCAAGGGGTATCTGAGAAGCCTTATGCGACAGTTGAAGCAGTTAAAAAAGTCCATAAAGGAAGAAAACATTGAAGAAGCGGAAAGGCTTATTGATGAACTTATCGAAGATACACAAAATAACATTGAAGATTAGTAAATCGGAGTACAGAAAGGGCGGACTTGCCACCGCCCAAACTGTAAAAACAGTATAACAAAATTAAAAAAATAAATCAATCAAAAAAAGAAAGGGCACGCCGCCGATGGCGTGGAAAGGTGAAGAATATGTTGAATATGGTTAGATTGTTAAAAGGGGAGTGCAGAGCAAACAACGAGGAAATGAAGAAATTCAAAAAGGGCGATACAATTTGGGGCAACGATGAAAACCCGGAAGAATTGAAAAGATGGAAAATTGAAGAAGCGGAGGAAGCAAAAGAAGAACTTTCCAAGTTCTGCTGTAAATCCGTTAGGTATAACGAATATCTAACGGATATTGAAGAGTACGCTCTTGAATATTTCGAGACAGACGAAAACGGCGAATTTATTGAGGGTTCCGACTTTGACCTTGCACCAATGAAGTATATGGTTAATTATAATACTGGTGCAGGCAATGAGGATGCCTATTCACTTGACGAAGCTAAAAAATTGGCTGAACTTGGTATCTGTTATACACAACAGTCAATTGACATCTTCGACAGGGAAAAAGAAGAAATTATTGCAACTCTCCCATGGGCTGGAGTTCAAGCGGGGGATGATGATGACCCGTTTGAAGAGATTGGCGGCGGCTTTTACGGTCAATGGGTAGATTATTAATGCTGGTTTAAAGGGGAAATAAATCAATAAAAAAAAGACAAAGAAGCGGTTTTCTGTAAGGAAATCGAGGAATTATAAGGAGGAAAAGACATGAAAAAAATAAGTTTTGAAGAATTTCAGAAAAAGGCACTTGATGGAAACGGAGTTCAGAACGACGCCGCCAACGTCTGGGTTGAGGTTGACGGCAAACAATACACTGTCGGAATTTCCGACGTTCTGGACCACGAGGAAACGGAGCCGTTCGAGGCTTCGGATGCGTTGGAAAGCAATTTGGACGCCGACGCATGGATGGAACTATATAACCAGTATCTTGGCGAGTGATTCCAGAAAGAAAGGGCGGCTTTTTAGCCGTCTTTTTTTGTGTATTTTTGTTATCGTTTTGTTATCAACTTGTAACCATGTTGTATACAGTTCTGCTAACAACTTGTAAACAATCTGTTTCCAAAGTGTAGACCAGATTAGATTAGATTAGGTTAGAAAAGATAAGTATATATATAGTCGGGCAGATTCCCCGACGCCGTACCAGGATTTATAAAAAACGGCTCGAACTCGACAAATAAATATTATAAATTTATTATTGACATAGGGTTATATATCGTGTATAGTAATGGCAGATATTAAATACTGCTCTGGAAACAGTAGCACACAGACGGCAGCAGACGCTGACGCAAGAGGATAACTTTTTATTTTTCTTGTGTTGGCGTTTTTTATTTTTTGAATGTTTGGAGGTGATGTTGTGAAAGATAATAGTATCAAAAGCGAAGTTGGTATTGAGGTATACCAGAACGACATATATAGGCTGGTGGATGAGTACATAGACACTGAATTAGATGGAGATACTGAAAGTGTAGCGGATAACTTTGTATCTATGATTTTCTATATTGCTGATAATATTCAAAAGCCTAGTAACGACAATATAGAATTATTAGATAATTTATTTAATATTTACGTCCGTATATGTGCTAAATATAAAGTACTACCAACACTGGAGGTATTTAGTTTTTTAGTTGGTATTGATAGAAATACTTTTACAGATTGGTCTATGGGTAGGTATAGGGTTAGAACTGCACATGGTAGCACAGTCAAAAAATGGTTCAACATTTGTAAATCTTTCACGCTCAACCGGTTACATAACCAAGCCGGCACAAACTCCAATTTGATTTTTATTGCAAAGGCGGCTTATGGGATGGCGGAAACTGCTCCAGTGCAGGTCGGCAATCAAAACAGCCAAGCATTAGCAGATAGCGAGCTTCCAAAGTTGACAAATCCGGAACAAGAAGTCATTGAAATCGAACAAAAAGACGGATAAACAACGGAAAAGCGTAAAAGTTCGTATAATTGTAGTTTTACGAACCGAAAAAATGGAGAACTAGCAGCCTACCCCCTGCCCCTCTATTGGGGAATTAAAAAACCGCCTACTAAGTCCCACATACTCCCGAAAAAATAAAAAAGGGGTTTTGAGAATGGAAAATGAATTACTGAAAACGGAATACTCAAAAGCGTTTGACGATAAGCGGAAAGCGTTGATATGTCAGAGCTATTACAAGTACGGCAAGGCAAGTAGAAATTTTGCAACCGGAAATGTGGATGCGATTGGAAGTCTTAAAAAGTGTCTTGCGAAGTTTGAAGAGACTGGGAACACAGAATATCTTTGCGACGTAGCAAATTACGCAATGTTTCGTTTCATGTTTCCGCAGAACGGAGAGTATTTCAAGAATACGGATTCGGATGGTTCGGCAGGAATTGTCGGAATGAGTGTGAAAGAAATGGAGAACTTCAAGTATGGACGATAACGAAAAACTGTGTTGTGGAAATTGTAAATATGCTGCATATAGCCGTGAGAATGGTTATGTGTGCGAGAATATGGACAGTTACTATGCATCTGATTATGTCGAATACGACCACAGATGCGAAGAGTGGAGGAGCCGTGATGATTAGTTTTTTGATTCGATACATTGCTGTGGTTTATTTTGGATTCATGGTGGTAGTTTCGTTTTTGAACATAGTGTTAGGCGAAAGACCTCGTGATAGAATAATGTCAATAATCAATTTTTGTACGTCCATTGTGGCGATATATTTTATAACTCATTAAGAGTTTTACCATATCCCTTGAACTCTTAAACGTGATAAGGAGTGTGAATCACAAAGAGGGGCAATGTATATCCGTTCTAGCCGAGAGCGAATCGGAATACAACACCGGCAATTCGGTGTATATGGTTTGTTCATGTTTTTTGCTTTTGCATGAACCTTTCTTGACCCACTAGCGGAAAGCTGATTAAAGGACCGTCACAAGGTCTGGTGGGGTTTATGGTTTCGTTGCGATAGTTCCCAGTGTCCAAAGTAGCCGGACGCAAAAGAATCGCAACAGTGCGGATTAAAACACAGATGCATGTATGCCAATCCGTACTTACGGCGATAGCATAATGGATAATGCGTTGTGTAGAATCCCACTATACACAAAGAATCGTGGTTCAAATCCACGGTTGCCGATTAGGTGTAATTTCTTAAGGGAAATATCCAAAGGTAAGAATGTTCCAAATTTGCAAATAAGGAATGTAGACCTTATGGGATTGCAATACACCTATTTGCCGATATAACCATAACCAGGTAAGGGAGCAGTTTGCTAAACTGTTAGTAGTCGTTATGACGTTTTGGTTCAAATCCAAATATCGGCGTTTCCCCGATAGAGGGGATGATGCAATGCAAAGGTACCTAGAATTTTCCTGTTTTGCGATATAACCATTAGTCATTTGAATCGGTGCCTTTGCTGATGTGTGGCGGAAAGGGTAGAGCAGGAAACCACAAGTACGATGCCAAAGTGAGCCGAAAGGATATGGACAAAGGCATCATGTGAGGTTCGATTCCTCACCACATCAATGTTCCGGTTCGCTACCGGATAAGCAAGCGTTGCGGTATTCCTTGCTGAAATAATTAAAATGCTTGTGTTTGGTTGTCTGACAGTAGAGTATGGACAGAATAGTAATAAGTGACCGGATAATACTTTCCAACACAAGAAACCGCATATGCCAGAGGTGGGAAAATTCGCTGCACCCAAGCACCATATTGGTTAAAAGAGATGAAATAGATTGCGGCGGTTTCTTGGTATTTTGATAAAGGGGATATGGAAATGTGTGAATTTTGCAAAAATATTTATACCAAAGATTACACAAGCACAAAATACAAAGATTACATATACAAAGATGAACACGGTTTTTATATACATTTTGCAACGGGAGATAGTTTTATGGATTTTGATTATGAAATCAATAATTGCCCTAAGTGTGGTAGAAAGTTGGTAGATTGATGGAACTAAGCAAAATGAAACACTTTGAGATAGACGGTATTTCTTTTTGGTTTGACAAGGAAGAAAACAAATATGCAATGGATATGTCGAAAAAGCGTGTTGAAATTGTTTCGATGAAGAATTTTGGAAGATTGCCTAAAACGCATTGGGAAGAAGACAGTGTCAGACATTATATTTCAATTCGTGTTACTGGATATTTGTTAAATGATACGTGGAGAAAAGAAAACGGATTGCCGACGTTACATAAAAAAACCACTATCATACAACGCATAGCATCTGTAAAACAGTTTTTGTTTAGGAGAAGAAAACAAAAATATAAAACAGAAAAGTATGTTGAAAAATATACAAAGTGTGACAAATGCGGATATTTTGAAGAGTGCAAAGAAAACTTGATTGAATGTACGATTGGTTTAGATACATACAGGCATTACATTCCCGGAATGGGTTATGTTTGTAAGGTTGATATGCCAAAACCCATGACAAAACAATAGTATATTCAATTATACAAACAAATGCCAAACAAGACAAATGTAAGCGTTGGAGAATTTTTAGAAAAAGCAATAATTGACGGAATTGTGGAGGATAACAATGATGAAAATATCAATACAAGAAATAGTGCAAAAAACGGTTGATGAAGCATTGGACAATACTACAATCAGCAATATTCCGTTTCGTGAATGGATTGATAATGTGAATAATGCTTATGCAAATAAAAAATGCAATCTAACTTCCTGCCGATACAACGCAGATGGTAAATGTACAAACGAAGAAAAGAGAGAAGAATGTGTCGAAGTTTCAAGAAAGGTGTTGTGCATAAATGAAGAAAACAATAGGTTGCAAATATGATTATGATTACCGCCCTTTATACGTTGTTGATTTGCTTTATTGGAAATGATAGTGAAAATGAAAATGCTATTTAGATTTATAAAAAACATAAAGTCTTTTTGGAAATTTTACAAGGATTATGAGTACAGCGGAGAAGATTGCGAATTTATCATTGAGAATTATCAAGATGTTTTGTGTAGCAGAACAAAGACAATGAGTAAGCCTACATATCGTGCATCGGCTGTAATAGCGGAAATAGATGAATGGTATAATGAATCTTGGAAATCAGTATATGGATGCGAGCCAATTGAAAAAGAAAAAATCAAGATAATATCTGACGGAAAAACCGCAAAGCTATTTATTGATGGTAAAAAAGTTCTTGGTAAAGATGTTGAATTACATTTCAGTGGTCATGCAGGAGAAGAACCAATGATTGTAATTGATGCAAATTGGATAAAAACAGATGAAAACAATGTACCAATGTTAAATGAGAAAAAGACGGAAGTTTTAACAGAAGGTATTAAGATAAATTGTTAGTTGCCGATTATCGGCGGAAAGGAAATGCAATGAATGGAATAATGGTAGATGATTTGTTAGAACCATTAAATGATGCGATTAGCAAAAATACATTAAGTAAGATTCCAAAACAGAATAAAGGAACAGTCAAACAGTGGACTTCTTCTTGGAGACGTAGCAAAGATGGAAAACTCATTTGTTTGGAGTTTAAGAGAGTAAAATAAACAATTACCGGCTAACAAACGGAGTTAGTCGCTAACCTAGAAAAATTATAGGCAGGATGCCTATTATAGCATCTCTGCTTGTGTGGAGGTGCTTTTTTAATGCATACAATTGAAGATGAGAAAAATATAAAAGAATACGAAAAATACATATTACGGAATGGAATAGACCGTAGTGTAATAGATGCATATTGCGAAGCAAGTAAAATTATACTTTGCGGAAGAAAAGACCGTGAATATGGATTGAAAGTTTCTACAAGAGCAAAAGAACTGATTTTTGAGTATATAAAATCAATTACAAATGGTGCTGACTTTAATTGGCTTGAAACACAATCTCAAAAAAACAAGCAGTCGTATGATATTTTAGATAAATATTACGATTTACTGCTTTATGAAGCACCTTACATTCTTGATAGTTACATTCTTTACATAGAAAAAAACAGACCTAAGAAAGAAAGATTTTACGAGCCTAGAAGAAAAACACTCAAACAAGTTGCCGATAAGTTGCAGGAACTTGAAGATGGAAAACTTGACGAATTGTTTATTCACATGCCGCCAAGGGTTGGAAAACTTATTTCGGATGATACACCAGTATTTACGAGTAAAGGTTGGAAAAAACACGGAGATTTAAAAGTTGGAGATTTGGTTGTTGGTTTAGATGGTAGATATGTAAAGGTAATTTGCGTTCATCAAAAACACCACACAACGCATACTGTTTTTCTTTCAAATGGAGAAAGTATAGATTGTCACGAAAACCACGAATGGACGGTTTTTGACAGAAGAAGCGGAAAATATAGAACAGTAGAGACAAAACAACTAATCGGACACTTAAAAAACGGAAATAGAAATAATTTCATGTTGCCACACAAACCAATGATGGATGGAGAGTATAAGGAAAATCTTAAAGTACCTCCTTATGTTCTTGGTGCCTGGCTTGGAGATGGTACAAATAGAAAACCATTTATTACGGGTGATAAAAAAGACCACGCAATAATAGATAAAATTGTTAGGCTTGGTTACAAAGTAGAAAGAAAGTACATACATAAAACAACGGGGGTTGTTACGTATGGGTTTGGAAGAAAACTTGTAGATGGATTAAGATTTTATAATATGTGTTTTTATACACATACTATGCCTAAACACATACCGGTTGATTATTTAACTGCGTCAATAGACCAAAGATTAGAATTACTTGCGGGTCTTATTGATACAGACGGTTGTTTTATAAAAAAAGAAAACAGATACCAATTTACGACCGCTGATGAGTTATTGAAAAATGATTTTGAAACTCTTATAAATTCATTTGGATGGAGATGCTGCACTCAAGAGATTGAGCCAAGAACATCATCAAGCGGAATAGTTGGCAGAAAAAAATATTGGAATATATCTTTTAATCCAACAGAACATATCCCTTGTGCTCTTTATAGAAAGAAAATTTACGAATTTTCTGAAAAAAGAAGAGTTGCTATTTGTGATATTAAAGAGAGCGAACATAAAACTGGTAACTGCATAACAGTTGATAGCGAAGATGGATTATATATGATTGGAAAAACTATGATTCCAACTCATAATTCACAGATAATAACGCTTGCTATGTCATGGCATTGTGCAAAAGACGCAGAAAAAAGCAATTTGTATGTGACATACAAAGAGGGATTAGGCGGAGCGTTTTTAACTGGTGTCATGGAAATCTGGACAGACCCAACATATTGTTTTTCCGATGTATTTCCAAAAGTAAAAGTTGCTGATACGGATTCAAAAAATCATAAAGTAGACCTTGTAAGAAAAAAGAAGTACAAAACACTTTCTGGAAAAGGATTGGAAAGCGGACTTAACGGAGAATATGACGCTTACGGATGGATGGTATTGGATGATATTCTTGAAGGTATTCAAGATGTGCTTAACCCGGACACACTCAAACGAAAGCAGATTATCTTTGACAATAATGTAATGTCACGTAAAAAGGAACAGTGCAAACTAATCCATAATGGTACAATTTGGAGTTTGCACGACCTTTATAGTGATAGATTGGATTTCTTACAGAATAACCCAGAAGCAAAAAATATCAGATATGACATTTTGAAGATACCGGCTTTGGACGAAAACGATGAAAGCAACTTTGATTATGATTATGGTGTTGGATATACAACGCAATACTACCGGACGTTAAGAGCAAAGTTTGAAGAAAATGATGATATGGCATCTTGGTACGCACAGTATCAGCAGGAACCAATTGAACGTGACGGTGCAGTTTTTAATCCAGAACATATGAGATTTTACAATGGTGTATTGCCGGAAGAAGAACCTTACAGAATATGTGCGGCTTGTGACGTTGCTTTAGGCGGAGAAGATTTTCTCGCATTTGCGGTAGCTTATATGTACGAGGATGGTTCAATTTATATTGACGATGTTGTTTTCGACAACAGTGAAAAGAAAATAACAAAACCTAAAGTAGCAAACATGATTATTGATAATGACGTTGGAAGTGCGTTTTTTGAAGCAAATCAAGGTGGAGAAGGATATAAGGATGAAATCGAAGAATTACTAAAGAAAAAAGGACGGAAAATAAATCTACGTTCTGAATATGCACCTACAAACATGAGAAAAACGCAAAGGATATGGGATAAGGCTGGAAGTATTAGAGAGTTTTATTTCCGTGATGTTGGATGCCGAAGTCAGGAATACAGAAAATTTATGACAAATTTATACAGTTTTACGGTTACTGGAAAAAACAAACATGAGGATGCGGCGGATTGCCTTGCGTCTTTAGCATACTTCATTGAGGGAAATTGGAGTATGGCAAAAATAGAAGTGCCAAAAAACCCATTTAGAGGAGGTTATAGAAATTATGGATACTAAAACATATTTACAGCAAATTAGTAGACTTGACCGAATGATAAACAATAAGTTATCTGAAATACAGCAATTTAGAGAACTGGCAAGAAGTGTTTCTGCTGTAAAAAATGAAGAAAGAGTAAAAACAAGTCCTAACTTTGACAAAATGGGTTCTACCTATTGCAAAATTGAAAAGATGGAAAAGGAATTGGATGATTTAATCGACACCTATGTAGATAAAAAGAATCTTATTGTTTCGCAAATTGATGGAATTGACAACGAAACTTATTATCATATTTTGTTTGCTCGGTATGTTGAAAAAAAGACATTTGAGAAAATTGCAGATGAAATGACGTATTCATGGAGACAAACAATCAGAATACACGGAAGAGCATTGCAGGAATTTGAAAAGTTATATGGAAAAACATACAAAGATTGATAATATGTCATAGTATGTCATATCGCAATTATTATATAATATAAAATGAAGAAATCAAAATAAAACACTGCCAAAAAAGGCGGTGTTTTTTTATTGCAAGAAACGAGGTTTTTATGACGGAACCAAAAACGATATATTGTCCAAGATGCGGAAGAAAAGTAGCCGTATGGGATGGACGTTCCAGTATGAATATTTCTGTGAATTGCAAAAAATGCAGAAAAAGAGTTGTTTACCATGTAGATACTGGAACTACAGAGTTGAAAAAAATAGTACAAAGGACAACATCGAGTGGAATGACGTTTTGTTAGTGAGGTGCTTTAATGTTTAAGTATTATGGAAAAAACATAAGACCGTTTACGGCAGTAAATCAATGCAATTTTGGAAGAAAAGTAATTTCTACAAATAAATCCAAAATTACAAAATTAAATATTGTCGAAGAATTAAGCAAGGCACTTTCGATTCATACGCAGAATGCAAAAGAAATCAATTACCTTGATAGATATTACAGAGGAGACCAGCCTATTTTATACCGTAAAAAGGTAAATAGACCGGAGGTAAACAACAAACTTGTTTTAAATCTTGCTTATGAACTTGTTGAGCGTAAAACTGCTGAAATATGTGCAGAGCCTATTCAGTATGTGTTACGTGGAACAGACGATAAGAAATCAGAAGAGATTACGGAACTGAATGTTACGATGGATTCTGAAAGTAAGCAAGAAGTAGATATTGATATTTGCCGTTGGAGAAGTATTTGTGGTACGGCTTATAGATTTGTTGGAAATGACAACGGAAACGGAGATTTGCTTGACGAAAGCGACTTTGCTTTGTTTTCGGAAGACCCACGCTATACGTTTGTTGTTTATTATTCAAATAGAAAACCCGCATTTTCTTGTCAAATTAGAGAAGATGAAAACAATAATTCAATATACTTTTGCTATACGGAAAGAGAGTATTTTGAAATTGTTGACGGAAAAATTAAAAGTAGTGGGTTGAACGGAAATAACGCTATTCCGGTTGTGGAATATCCAAATAATGCAAGAAGATTATCGGATATTGAAATTACAATTCCTATTACGGATTCAATCAATACATTATCTTCTGACCGGGTAAACGGCATTGAGCAGTTTGTTTCTGCATGGATTAAATTTGTGAATTGCGAGATTGACAATGAAACATTTTCACAGATGAGATTAGAGGGTGCTTTAGTTGTTAAATCAAACAATGGCGAAAACAAAGCCGATGTTGATGTTATGACAAATGAACTGAACCAAACAGAAAGTCAAGTTGTTTTTGATGATTTGTTTGAAAGGTTTTTGAGTATTCAAGGCTTGGCTAATCGTTCAAACAATAATGCCGGAGGTGATACTGGAAATGCAGTAAACCTACGAAACGGACATTATGATGCAGGACTAAGAACGGCAATCAACGAACCGATACTAAAAAAATCGGAAAGAATGTCTCTTAGAATTATACTGAATCGTTTGCGTATAAAGCGAAATTTTACGCTTATGCCAAGCGACATTGAAATACATATCAACCATAACAAAATAGATAATCTGCTTACGAAATCAGAAGCACTTAAAATGTTACTTGAAGCAGGGGTTGATTACAAAAGGGCAATTAAAACCGTTGATTTGTTTAGTGACAGTGAAGCGGTTGCACTTGAATCAAAAGACAGAATGGAATATCTGTACCCGACAAGTAAAGATGCAGAACCAAACAACAATCCAGTAAATAAAGAGGCAGTCGAATAGACTATCTCTTTTATTTTATAAAAATTTGCAGTTGTGCGTCAAACAACAGAACAATTCAAGCGGAGCAAACCGTGTTAAAAAACGTGAATTGATGGAGGTAATTATGACTAGAGAACAGGCAAAACAGAAACTTATTTCTTTTGGAGTGGCAGAGCCGACAGATGAGCAGATTTCAGATTTGCTTAATTCTATTAATGCTGAAACAAAGAAAGAAAAAGAAAGAGCAGACGGCTATAAGGAAAAGGCTGATAGGGCTGACGAATTACAGTCGCAGCTTGATGATTTGAATAGTCAGAACATGACAGAACTTGAAGTAGCAACAAAGGCACTTGAAAAGGCAAACAAACAAATTGCGCAGCTTGAAAAAAACGATGAAGTTCGCACACAGAGAGCAAATGCAATGGAAAAGTTTGGATTAACAGCAGAGCAGGCGAGCAAAGTTGTTACAGATGATGGTGCTACAGATTATGAGGTTCTCGGTCAGATTTTTGCCGACAGTAAAAAAACGGCAATCGCTGAATATGAGAAACAGAAACTTGATGATACGCCTAATCCGGGTGGTTCTACAGGTGGAAATGAAGAAGAAAAAACAAACGCTGAAAAACTTGTAGAGAAGTATTACAGCGGTCAGAAACAGAATAATGACGTTTTATCACATTATGTAGGAGGTAATTAAAATGATGCAGTTTGAACAGACAGCATACGAGGGTGATGTAAATATCCTCAAAAGAAAACCGTTTGAGGGTATCCCTATGACACTTGATTTTACAAGTGTAACAGAGAAATTAGCAAATGGTAAAAAGGTTGTTAAGGCTGGAACACCTATCGGAAAGACAGGAGTTGCAGACAACACAGCAACAGTAGTTGGTATTTTGCTTCATGATGTAACCGAAGACAGACCACAGGGTACATTGCTTAAAAAAGCTTATATTGATGAAACAACAGCCAAAAATCATTCTGGTGTAACCATTGATGCAGCAGTTAAGACAGCACTGCCAATGATTGTATTTGAGTAATTAACAGGAGGTAAAAAGAATGTTAGTAAATGAAGTAGTAGATACAAAAGCCATTGCGCTTGCAGCTACAAACGATGCAAGCAATGATATTCCTTATCTTGGATTACAGTGGTTCCCGGAAAGAAAGAAATCTGGACTTGATTTAAAGTGGATTAAAACACACAAAGGACTTCCGGTTTCGTTAAAGCCGTCAAACTTTGATGCATTGCCTACCATTCGAGCAAGAGAGGGATTAAAAACAGAAAAGACACAGATGGCATTTTTCCGTGAACAGATGGTTATTACAGAGGAAGATGCACAGGAAATCGACAGAATTAAGGATGAAAACGACCCGTATTTACAGGGGGCATTACAAAGTATCTATGGTGATACTACAACGCTTGTAAGAGGTGCAGAGGTTGTTCCGGAAAGAATGAGAATGGCTCTTCTTGCCACAGCAAAAGGACACCCAACAATCGGAATTGAATCTGATGGCGTTAAGTATGAGTATGATTACGACCCTAACGGAGAATATACCGCTAAACATTACTTAAAGTTGCAGGACACAGCAATGTGGAGCGACACAGTAAATTCAAAGCCACTTACCGACCTTAATAATGCAAGAAAAGCACTTGCAAAACTTGGTAAGGTTGTAACATATGTTCTTATGAACTCTAACACATTTAATTATCTGTTAGAGAACAAGCAGGTTAAAAATGCAATTCTTGCACAGAACCTTACAGCAAATATTGAACTTACAGACGATAATGTAATTTCAATCGTTAAGTCAAGAACAAAACTTACCATTGTTCTTTATGACAAAATGTACATCGGTGATGATGGCAAGGAAGCATATTTTTATCCAGATGATAAGGTTACATTACTTCCGGCCGGTGCTCTTGGCGGCACATGGTTTGGTACTACACCAGAAGAGAGAACAGCTTCACAGGTGGCTGATGTAGACGTATCTATGTATGGAGTAGGAATTGCAGTAGCAAAGAAAGTTGAGTACGGTCCACCAGCTATTACATCTGTAACCGCTTCTGAGATTGTGCTTCCATCTTATGAAAATATGGATTCAACATTTGTAATTGAGGTTCATTCACAAGAGTAGGAGGTATTAAGCATGATATATCCCTATATCGTAAATAAGAATGGTATCTGGTATGAAGCAGGAGAAGATGTTCCAGAAAATAATTCAAAAGAGGTGGAGAAATCCACCTCTAGTTTTTCTGAAAATACAAATCTGTCTGCTGAGAAATCTTATACCAAAACAGAAATCAATCGTATGTCTACCGCTGATTTACAAAAACTTGCTAACGAGCAGGGATTTGATAAAGCGGAAGAAATTAGCGGCGCAGATTTAAAGAAAATGTTGATTGAAAAATTCGGATTATAGGAGTTTGAATTATGGATGAAGCAATGGAAGTAGGACTGCAAGAAGAAATTATTGCAGATTTGACAATTGAATATGGAAATGAGCCTACGTTTAATGCTGACATAATTTCAGTAAAGGTCAAAGATGCTATAAGAGAAGTTAAGAACAGAAGAAACTATCAGGCAACATCTTATACAGATGAGGAAGTTGAAAAAGACCTTTACGACAACTACTATTCCGTAATTAAGAATTTGGCAGTATATGATTTTGCACAGATGGGCGCACCATTTGAAAGTAGCCATAGCGAAAATTCAATTTCAAGGACTTGGGTTAGTCGTGATGATATTTTGAAATGTGTTTATCCATTTGTGCAGGTCTTATAGAAGATTGTGCGTGAGTTGTTTAGAGTATCTAAATTTCTCGCAGGGCGTTTCGTGTAAGCGGTGGAGGGCAACGAAACACTATAATTTGCGGAAAGGCGGTAAGGTATGAATATTGAGATTGCTTTACTTATTAGCGTTATTTCCGTTTGTTTTTCTGTTTACTTTGGACTAAAGAATAATAAGCGGACAGACACAAAAGATATAGAAGAACGCGTAAAAGACAACACAAGAATCAATGTAAAACTTGATGATATAGGTCAAGATACTAAAGAGATTAAATCAGAAATATCATCCATGAGGGAAGATATTAAAATGCACAATGACAGAATTATTAAAGTTGAAGAAAGTTGCAAGCAGGCTCATCACAGGCTTAACGGACTTGAAGAACGTCTCAACGGAAAGGAAGTAAGAAAAGATGGATAGTATTATGAGTTATGTAAAACCGGAACTGATTGTAGTAGCAGTTGTTCTGTATATTATCGGTGTCGGAATTAAAAAAATGGATGTTATCAAAGATAAGTACATTCCTTGTATTTTAGGTGTACTTGGTATTTTGCTTTGTGCCATTTGGGTAATGGCAAATACATCTATTGGAACAGTACCAGAAATGCTTATGGCAGTGTTTACATCAATTGTTCAAGGTGTCCTTGTTGCCGGATTGAGCGTATACGGAAATCAGCTCATTAAACAGATTAAATCAAGTGAGTAGGTGGTTGCCTTGATGACGTTGGCATCTAACAAACAAAGAATGTTTTATTCTTTACAAGATGATGAAATTCCAATTTACGAAAGTTATACAGATGAAGAGGGAAATGTAATTTACATTACGGATGATGATGGAAACAAGATTGAAACCGGAGAAACAACAATTGGTTATACAAAACCAGTTGAGTTTAAGGCAAACATCACAAATAAGTTGAATGAAGTTGTATGGCAAGACTATGGTATTGATGATAGTACAAACTATGCACAAATCATTGTAAGTAAAGGTTATTTGCCTTTGAAATCCGGTAGCGTGATTTGGAAGAAGTCAAAAATCGTATACAAGGATGATGATAACACAATACCAGATGAAAGCAGTGCTGATTACACAGTAAAAGGTGTTGCGGACGAGGGATTAAATGAGGACTTGTTCTTGTTAAAAAGGAATGTGAAATAGTATGGGGAGAAAAACATTTACTGCGGATTTGTCTGTAAGTGGATTAAATGCCCTCAAAAAACAACTCTTGCAGTATAGGGATGATTTACCTATTAAATGTAAACAACTTGTTTCTATGCTATTACAAAGTGGTGTAGAGGTTGCCGAAACGAATATATCAGAGAGTCCATTAGGAAAGTATGTTACGGTTTCGACAAACATATCTGCTGACAAGATTGGGTGTAACGGTATATTGCTTGCCAAGGGGCAAGTAAAAGAACAAGATGGCTACGCACCGTTTAGTATTTTGCTTGCTATTGAATTTGGTGCAGGTGTTCATTTTAACCCAACGCAAAATCCATTAGTCGGAAGTAAATTTCCTTATGGCGTTGGTACATTTCCGGGGCAGACACACGCTTATGACGATATGTGGTGGTACTGGAATGAAAAGGAACAAAAATGGATGCCTACACATGGTGTAAAAGCCACTATGCCTATGTATAAAGCCGGAGAAGATATAAGAAGCAAAATTATAAAGACGGCGAAAGAAATATTTTGAAAGTAGGTGGTGCATATGTCGGTGGAATGGGATGAATTAGTACCATCTACTGTATTCACAAGGATAAAAACGAAATTTTCAGAAAGTTTGAAAAAAAAGTACAAAATGACAGACAAAAACTTTTCTTCCGTTGGCAGTAGTAATACACCAGCGGTTTTCCCTTTTGTAAGATTGCAATTGTTACCCGGTTCAGAAATCGGAGAAGATTTAGAGGGTGACAAAATCAATGCGGAAAAGTTTTCTTTTCAAATTGATGTGACTGATAATAAATCACAAGCAAGAGCAAAAGAAGTTATAAGGGAAGTTAAGAGAATTATGAAAACAATGCGTTTTCGTGGTTCTTCAATGCCTACGCAAGATGATACAAAAGACACTTACCGGCAAACTGCTAGATTTAGCAGAACAATCGGAAAGAATGATATATATTGACGTAAATACAAGCCGAAAGGCTTTATTTTTTTATCAAATTTAAGGAGGTAACAAGATGGCTTCAACAAGTTATTTGGCAAGAATTATCTACAAAGAACACAGCGAAAATGGATTTGCAGGAACATACAAATTGATGTTACGTGCAAAGTCAATCCCATCGCCAACATCTGCACCAAACACTGTAGAAAGTACCACGATGGAGGATGATGCACAGACCTTTGAAATGGGTATTAAACAGTCTGACGCAAAAGAGTTTGTAGGAAACCTTGAAAAAGATGATTTTAGTGCTCTTTTGAATGTTGAGGGTAAAAAATGCGACATTATTCAGTTGTATGGAACGGATGGCGTTGGTGGTGTTGCCAAAGCAGCATATGTAGGGCAGATTACACCTACTGTAAATGATGTAGGCGGCGTAGATGAAATTCTTGAAATGACCGCTACCGTTGTTCAGAATACCGTGCCTAAATGGGTTACTGACCAACTTACAGTCGTTGATAACAAGGATGGTACTTTCACTGTTACAAAAGTGGGGTAACAAGCTATTCAACGAGAAACACTAAAAAGGCTGTGTTGAGTAGCGAGGATGAAGAGACAGCCGAACCGGAACTCGAATAATATATGCAGTAAAAAAGAGAGCCACCTTTCGGGGTGGCTCCTTTCCACTAAAAGTGGGGAAAGGATAAATCATTATGGAATTAAAAGTTAAAGGTAAAGAATACAAGGTTAGATTTGGATATAACAGTTTCTGCGACACAGATTTGATGGACAGAACAAAGGATTTGCTTGGAATTTTTGACAGTGAAGAAGTTGAAAATGACAGTGATGTTGGCGGCATTGGCAAGGTTAAAGAATTGTTTTGCTGTGTTCGTGATTTGCTTTACGTTGGATTTCAGAAAGAAAATCCAGTTGAGAGCGTTCAGGAAGTAGGAGATATTCTTGACGATTATCACGATGAATCGCCAGATAAAGGAATCCTTGATTTGTTTACGCAGTTGACGGAGGAATTGATGAGTAAGGGTTTTTTGGGAGACCTGTTAAACCAGATTGGGGAGACAGAGGAAGCATCGGAGAAAGTAACGAAACTTCCGCAAGACCACAAGAAGCCACAGAAAAAATAAATAAGTCATACTCGGATTTTATATATGAAGATGTACTACCTCATTATCTTTCCTATGGAGTTTCTTACGATAGGATTATGGAAAGTTGTCCAAAAGACTTATATCCATATGACAAAGCGCATGAACTCCAGTTAAAAGAACAAGATGAATTGCAATATATGTGGTGGGGCAATTATGGCATATCTGCTTTGATTGTAGCCATAGACAGTTGTTTGAATGGTAAATCAGCAAAATCGGAATATATTAAAAGTCCAATTATGTCAAAAATGTTTGAAGAAGAATATATAGCAGAAAAAGAAACAGAAGAACAAGAGATAAAGAAAGCAATTGAAATTGAAAAACAGTGGATGGCAAGGTCTATGAACAAAGGATTGCCAGAAACAATCATATAAGGAGTGTTGAAAAATGAAAAAAAAGCATTCAATTAGAATTGACAGAAAAAAGTTACATCCATGGTTAAACTACAAACTTGGACTTTTGCTAAAAGAGTGTGAAAAAAATGGAATCTATCTGATTATCACAGAGGGACTTCGTACAAAAGCATATCAGGATTCACTTTATGCACAAGGAAGAACAAAACCCGGTGTAATAGTAACAAATGCTCCGGGAAATTCTTATTCTTCACAGCATCAGTGGGGTATTGCTTTTGACATTGCAATCAATGATTCTAAACTGCTTTATAACGATAAACTGATTAGAAAAGTTGCTAAGATTGCAAAATCAAAGAAAGTTGGTTTGAAATGGGGTGGTAATTGGAAATCTATTGTTGACAACCTACATTTTTACCTTGGAAAGTGGGGAAGCACAACTAAAAAATTAAAGAAAACGTATGGTTATTTTGATAAATTCAAGAAAACATGGACCGGTAAATTACGTTGCAACACATATTTGAGAAAAGGACGTTTGTTTACGTCTAAAAAACTTATGACAATTCAAAAAGGTGAAACCGTACGGATTCTGTGGAAATCAAAAGTAAGCAGAGTTGCCAAAATTGAGTATGCAGGAAAGTACGGTTTTATTAAATTGAAAAATCTTGCGTAATGCAAATGATAGATAGTGAGGTGTTAGTATGTCAGAAACAGTTGAAGCGTTGGATATTAAAATAAATGCAACGGCAAAAAGTGCCAAAGATGAAATTACAAATCTTGTTGGTAAAATTGATGTATTAACATCTGCACTGTCTAAGATTAACGGTAGCAATTTAAGTGGACTTGCAAATGGAGTATCAAAACTTGGAAATGCTACCAAAACATTAAGCGGAGTAAAGGCAACCGACTACAATAGAATTGCAAAAGGATTTGAGCGTTTTGCGAAAATTGATGTTGGTGGATTATCTCGTACTGCCAGTGGTTTGAATACACTGGCAAATGGTCTTAACAATCTTGGAAACATTCAGAATCTTGGTGGCATTACATCTGCCGTAAATGCAGTTAAAAACCTTTCAAAAGTGAATATGGCTGGATTTGATACATCCAAAATGACAGAGATTGTAAATTCTGTTTCAGATTTAGCAACCAAACTTAGCGGTGTATCTGCAATTGAAAGCACTGTGACACGTGTTGTGGGTTCGTTATCAAGGCTTTCTAATAGCGGTCAGTATATTGGTAATGTAACAACAGAATTTCCGATTTTAGGCGAACAAGTAGTAAAACTGGTAGGTAAATTATCTTCTGCAAATGCAATTGATATTAGTATTACAAAAGTTGTAGAGGGTATTGCTAAACTTGCAAATGCCGGAAAGCGTGTTGGCGAAACAGTTGCAAACCTCGATAAACTTGGTAACGGTGTAATGAATTTGCTGAAAAAACTGCAAAATGCACCTCAAATTAACTCAAACGTAGCCAACACAATTCAAGGTCTTGGAAACCTTGCGTCAAGCGGTAGCAGAATTTCCACTGTTTCTGATAGAGCATCAACAAGCACTAAAAAACTTGGAAATGCACTTAGTTCATTGAAAGACAAATTAAAAAGCGCACATAAATCATCAAAAGGTTTTGTAAGTAGCATTGGTATGTTTTATGCTAAATTCTTTTTGGTAATTCGTGCTGTAAAGAAATTCGGTCAAGCAATTGGTTCGGCGCAGGACTACATTGAGGAATTTAACTATTTTTCGGTTGCGCTTGATAAGGTTGGAAAAGACAGTGCTAACCAGTTTAAGAAAGCCGGTTATAATAGTGCGGAAGAATATGCAGGAAGTTTCCGTAAAAGATTTGGAAAACTTCAAAAGCAGTTGACTGGATATGATGTTGATTATAACACTGGAGATGCAACAAATACTTTTTCACACAACCTTGGTTTGGATTTGACAGAGGTCATGAATTACAACGCCGCTATTGCGCAGATTACGAACTCTGCCGGTATGCTTGGTGAAACGTCGATTGATTCCGCAAAAGCACTTACTATGTTATCCGCAGACTGGGCGTCTTTAGCAAACTTAGACACCGCTGACGTTATGCAAAACTTTCAATCAGCTCTCGTCGGCCAGAGCAGGGCCGTTTATAAATACGGGCTTGACATCACCTCCGCTGGCTTAGCACAAACTGCGATGAATCACGGTATTACAGAAAGTATTAAGAATCTTTCGCAACAGTCCAAAATGCAGTTGCGTGTTTTGACTATGTTGGAACAGTCAAAGGTTGCATATGCTGATTTGGCACGTACAATTAACCAACCCGCAAACCAGTTGAGGATGTTGCAGGCTGGATTTAAGAAATTATCTTTGACAATTGGCTCCTTGTTTATGCCGATTGTTCAGAAATTGTACCCATATATGAATGCTGTGGTTATGGTTTTGCAGGATTTCGCACAGTGGGTAGCGAAACTGGCAGGAATCAAACTTGGTGATACGGATGGTTCACGAAAAACACCAGAGGTACCGGACTACTCTGATGCGGCAGACGATACTGATAAAGTTGCTAAGAACATGGATAAAACGGCTAAAAAGACAAAAAAAGCCGCCGACAATTTGCAGTCATTCGACCAAGTAAATAAATTGCAGGACAACAGTGATAGCGATAGTGGTGATACAGACCCTTCTGGTGGAAATGCTAATATTGACCTTTCTAAGGATATTAGCGACGCATTAAAGAACTATGAAAAGATATGGGATAATGCTTTTAAGAGCAACAAAAACAAGGCAGTTGAGTTGTATAAGAAGATGAAGAAAGCAATCCTTGACGCATGGAAAGGTGGAGATTTTACTTCTCTCGGTTCGGCACTGGCTAACTGGATTAACAAGGGAATGAGAAACATCACATGGACAAAGATTAAAAAGACTACGAAGAAGATTGCTAAATCTCTTGCTACGTTCTTAAACGGATTTGTTAAAGACCTTGATTGGACAAAACTTGGAGAAAATTTCTCCGAGGGATTGAATACATGGTTTGAAACATCATACACCTTTTTCAAGACGTTTGATTGGCTCAAATTCGGTCAAAGTATTAAAGAGAGTATAACGGCTGCCATAAATACTTTTGACGGTGATTTAGCAGGAAAATCGCTTGGAGCGAAGTTGCGTGGTATGATTCAGTTTGCGTTTGGCGTTATGGTGGATTTTCCATACAAAAACCTTGGAAAGAAAATTGGAGATTACATCAATGGATTTCTCGAAGAGATGGGAGAAGTACGCAAAAATACTGGATTAACTGGATGGCAGGAGTTAGGAAAGACAATCAGTGATGGAATTACTGGAATACTTGATACGATTGACACCGCACTTTCTACCGTGAATTGGTGGGAAGTAGGAAAAGCAATTGGAGATTTTCTTTCTGAAATAGAATGGGGAAAAACACTTTTGAAAGTAGGGAAAATAATAGTCAAGGGATTATTCAATGCTTTGAAAGTGGCTATTTCGGCATTTATTAGAGACCCATTAGGTATTGCATTTAAGTTATCAACCGTTCTTATTGGAGTGTTTGCCTATAAAAAATTAAAAACTCTTTGGAAATCACTAAAAATAGTCTTTAGTGATGGAATAAGCAATTCTTTAATTTCGGCAAAAATAAACTCAAAAGGTTTGACGGATAAGTTTAGTGGCTTAGGTAGTAAAATGGGAAGAGCAATGGGAGTTGCTCTTGTTGCCGCCTATGGATGGTGGGAAAACAGCATTACTGCCGGTGGAGACGCAAAAGGCAATGTGAAACGGTATGCGAGCGGTACCGATGATAAGTCTATGTTGCTTAAAGAAGTTGTTCAGATGATGGACAAATTCGGTTATGGTTCTAATACCAATACAGTGGATAGACTTGTTGGTCGTCTTAATAAAAAATTAGAAAGTGGAGAAATATCGGAGAAAACGATAAGAAAAGCACTTGATAAAGATTATAAGACAATGACTGATAAGCAATCTGTGCAATCGGCAGCAGACTTTTTGGACTTGCTTGGTGAAAGCAAAGGTAATGTTGCTACCAAGATAGATAAAGGCAAAAAAGAACTCAATGATTATAAACCAATAATTACACAAACGACGAAATATTCAAAGGCTGTAGATACACTTAATAAGAAAATGAAAAAACTTGGAATTTCATCTTCCGAAAGTAAATCCATACAGGACAAACTGAAAAAATCACTCGAGAATGGTGAAATCACATGGGAAGATTACAAAAAGATAACAGATAAGAACTACAAGTCAACAGACGCATTGAAAAAGAAAATTGATTCCTTGAAACCAAAATCAGTAAAGGTTAAGGCTGAAACCTCTGGTGGTGATGATGTTGATAGTTTGCAGGGGAAAGTAAACGGATTGCAAGGTAAGACGATAACTGCTGGAGTAAAGACCTTTGGCATTAAGAATCTTGGAGATTTAGGTGTTGCGATGAAAACCATGAAAAATCGTGACATAAATGTGAATATCGACCCTAAACTCCGTAAAGGTTGGTATAACGCAGTTAAAACACAGTTACAACAGAAAAAGTTTTCATTAAATGTCAATGCTTCGATTAACAATGTGACGGAAGGTAAGCTGAAATCATCTGTCAAGTCAATGGATGGAAGAAAAGTAAATTACGGAAAATTGACTGCTGCTATAAATAATGCCAAAAACAGAGTGACAATAGGTCAGCAAGGACAGATATTCGTAAGTCATGCAGAAAAATCACTAATCAAAATGCTGAAAAAGTACGGATTGAATTACGAGACTTATGCTAACGGTGGATTTCCAGAAGATGGTTGGTTCCGAGCAAGCCACGGCGAAATGATGGGTAAATTCGACAATGGTAAGTCCGTTGTCGCAAATAACAAACAGATTACGACCGGTATTTCTGAAGCGGTTGCACCTGCTGTTTATGCGGCTACAAAGGCGGCAATCAAAGAGGAACTATCGAATGCAAATGTCGGTGGCGGTGATGTTTACCTTGACGGAACAAAAGTCACAACGGCAATTATGAACAACGCAAAGAAAATATCCAAGAACAAAGGAATTTCTTGGAATATGGCTTAAAGAAAGAGGCTCATGCGAATGGGTCTCTTTTTTATGTGAAAAAGTTAGGAGGTGTCATATGGCATTTACGTTGAAGTTTGGTTGGACTAAGGAAAGTTTAGAAGATATGCCAACACCAAAATATGAGGGATGGAAAATCTCACGAGAAAAAGTGTGGAACGCAAAAGCAGGAAGAAGTTCAAAAGCACTTTACAACGGAAAGATAGTTGCAAAGAAAGTAACGCTTGACATGGCATTTCCGGCAAATTTGACGCCAAGCGAAATCAAGAAGTTGATGAAGTACGCAGACCCGGATGATTTATCAAACCGGTACGGCTACATACAGTTCACCAATGAAAAAGGAGAAAAAGAAACAAAGCAGTTTTATTTTGGAAACCCTAGTTTTGACGCAATGACTTTCATTAAGGGGAAGTTTATTTGGTCTAGCATACAGATACAGGCGGTGGAGCGATGAGTTATACAGCAAAAGTTTTTTATGTTTTGGAAAGCGACCCTACATATACATTGAAATATGATTCACATGTAAAAGATGTAAATATCGGAGATTCGTTTAGTTTGTCTTTTTTGGATTTTGACTATAACGGAACTCATTACTATGTAAAATACGCTATCAATAACGGAAGTGTGTATAAACGTGGCGTAAATACGATTGATTGTAAAAGCATGATGATTTCGGATGATTATAGGTATATGTCTTGGTACGTGTTCTGCACAGAAGATGAAACAGATATTACTGGAGACTGTGCAGTTTCCTATACTGACATAGCAACAGAATTATATCTGAGTATAAGTACAGGAAATTCGGATAGTGTAAGCACAAGAGGAAAAGAAACGCTAATATCTGTAAGTATATCGCAAGGTTGTGTTAGTGATTCATTTGCCAGTTATGGCTCTACTTATAGCCCTACTATGAGTTGTGAAATGTATGCAGAAAATAACGATTTTACGGATGCCCTTATTGCAAAGACATATTACGATAATACATTAAAAGGAACTATTGTAAATGCATGGATTCTTATAGGAAATGAATTTGCATATCCGGTACCTATCGGAAGATTTGTTGTAAAAGAAAATCCAACATACAACGGTGATACTGTTTCGTTTAATGGGAACGGTTTAATGAGCGAATACATGGATAGAGCAGAAATCGTCATTAGTTCGCTAAACGAATATCACAAAACGGAATTGGAAGAAAAATACGTACCTAGCCAATTGCAGTTTATCTACACACGTGACGACGTTTATTATTGGGAGTATTTGCCGCAAGACTTTTTGCGTGTCACAGGATGTCCGCTATACATTGATAATTGGAAAGATGTTTTATCGTCAATCAAACAATATAAGTTGTACCATTTGATGATTCCTATGTTATCAAATTTTGCGGACAATGATGAGGATGGTTACGATTGGGATTGGGAAAGCAGAATCACATGGAGAGATTTGTTGTCTGGTATAGCAGTTTTGTTACGTGCAAATGTGATTGAAAAAAACGGTGCTTTTTATATTAAGCAGTTACCAGAGTTGCAAGCAGATAACAATTACAGACCTATATTTAATGGAGATACCTATGATTCTAATGCGATTTTCGGAAACAACCTTATGTGTCCAAACAACGTATCTGTAAAGGCTAATAATTGGTACTTTTACGAGACAAACAGTGACTATGTTGGATTTGGATATTACGAGGGTGAATCCACGGTCGTATTGAATGACAAGGCAAGCAGTGTATCGAATGTAGAGAATTATCCAGTGACGATTGAAACACCTTGGATATTATACGAAACGCTTGACAGAAATACGGTTCATACGTATTTAGGACAAGTTACGCCAATGCAGTGGAAAACAGGTTTATCCTTTTTGAACAAGGCGTTTGTTTACCATAAAGCGAATATCGAAACAATGTACTGGCATCCTCTTATGTCGGTTGGTGAAATGCTTACGTTCGAGGACTATGACGGAGTTAAGAAGTATGTGCTTGTCGGAGAAATGACGCTGCACTACGATGGTGGATTTTATGCGGAGATTACATCACCGTGTGAAGTGCAGGAATCAAACTCATCGTCAGTTGGTAGCAGTGGTTCCAGTAGTTACAATAGTGGAACAATGGCGCAGGCAAGCGGAACGGTTACTAGTACAATCCTTGGTGCTATTTTCAAGGATGGAGTTATTACAAATAGTAAAATTGCGGATTCCACGATTGAGAATAGCAAGATTAAGGATTCTACAATCACCAACGCAAAGATTGCGGATGCTACGATTGAATTGGAAAAGGTGTCGAAATCCTTTATTACGGATTTGACGGCAGATAATGCGTATATCAAACATCTTAAAGCAACTATCGGTGAGTTTGGATATATTACTGCCGAAAATGCTGATTTGACATATGCAACTATTACATCACTGCAAGCAGTAGATGGGAAGATAGATACATTGTCATCAAAGGCTATCACTACAGAAAACCTTAGTGCAAAGGTAGCAGACCTAGGCTATTTGTCAGCAGAAAGTGCAGATTTAAAATATGCAAACATTAAATTATCCAATATTGAAGTTGCGGATATTGCTACATTATTTACAGAAGTTGGTCTTATTGATAGAGCAACAATCGTAGAAGGACATATCACTGGTTTCTTAGATAGTGTTGAAGTCAACGCCGCAAACATTACGGCCGGAACCTTAGTGGCAGACAGAATATTGCTAAAAGGCGAAAATGGCTTGCTTTATTCGCTGAATAATTTAGGAGAACTTCAAAGTAAAACGATTGATACTTTGGATGGATATATACTTACTGACCGGACCGTAAATGCAGATAAAATAGTAGCAAAAAGCATAACAGCAAATGAACTTGATGTTGAAAAGGTTTTTGCGAATTCTGCTGTTATTAAAAAAATATTTTCGCAAGACGTGACGGCAACCGGAACCATCACTGGTGCAACATTAAAAGGTGCAAATGCAGAGATAGATAACGGTTTGATTGGTGGATTTAATATAAAGGAAGATGGAATATCAAAAGCATACACGAAAAGTAGCAGTGGAGCTTCCGAAAAGCAAGATTCATATGAATTAGACATATCAAGCAATGGTATTCCTTCATTTAAAGGAACTAGCCAAATATGGAAAGATAACAGTACAAAAGTTATTTATGAATCAATTTTTGATAACACATTAACAATAGACCAGTATATGTTTTTAAATAATTCAAATATAAAACAATCATGGTTTAGAACGAAGTTTGCTGATTCATATGCCGGAAATATAACCATATCCGAATTAACACCAGACGGAGTAGTGCGAAAAAAAACTAGTTATGGATTAGGGTATGTGGCTAATAGTTTATATGAAAATGGAGAACTCTCGGAAACATTTCCATTTACGGTCGATTCCCCCCTTAAAATACACTCTAATCATAATGCATCACTGACGAATTACGACTTACAAATTTCGTCTAATACTGGAAATCATATGAATCTTGGACAAAGAACGATTCAAGCAGTCGACAAGAACAATGCTGCGACAACTTTATATTTAAACAGTTATGGAGGAAGTATTTCAATTGGTAGAGTTAATGGGGCTGGAACCACTACATTAAATGCTAATGTTGTTTTTGGAAAGCATTGTTCAAGTGTAACAACAACGACGCCGAGTTCAACTATCTTATATGGCATTACCATGAATGGTGGATTGTTCAAAGCCGTAGTATTTCGCAACTATCCAATTGCTTCGGCATCCGCTTGGGCGAGATTTGTTCAAACAGAGTTAATGCCGGGTGATTCCGGTGCAGCAGATGTTGTCCAGTATCACAACATGGTAACTGGTAGAGGTGAGTGTGTTAGAGTGGCGTTTAATGCCAAGACCGGAAACCTAGCCGTTAATGCACAGTATAACGACATAACTAATGATAACCTGAATGGAATAGCAATATTCCCAGTGTTACAATAAATAATTCAAATTTAGGAGGTAAAAAGAAATGGATGAAAACAAAATCACAATTATTGACTATGTGGAGAAGAAATTGTCGGCTGAAATCGCAGAACTTAAGGTTCTGCTTGCAAAGACGGAGTTTAAGGCTTTTGCTTTGCAGGAAGAGAACGAGCGGTTGAAAGCACAGTTGGCAGAAAAAGAGAAAAAAACCGAAAAGGATGAATAATATTTTTGAACCCTACATATAATATATTACATGGCAATCCCATGTAATCAAGTTTCGGTTTGGGAGAGGGGTTGCAAATTCCCCTTTCCCTACAATTATATGCTAGGAGGAAATTTATGATAGGCGAACGCAGGAAATATAGAAGAAAGTTAAAGAAACTTATTTCCAAGATGAAAAACGTAGATTCGTTGAGATATTACTACGGGTACATTGCAGAAAAAGAAAGATTGAAAGGTAATACTTATAAGGTATAATGAAATGGAGTAGGATAAAAACCCTACTCCGTTTTTTTATGACAGTTTATCGTATCTTGATTTGATAGATGGTATTGTCATTTTTTTGTTTTTCTTTCCATTTCTCTTTACGACATAATAAGCGGTTCTTCTTACAGTTCCCCACACGGAAAGCGTTTTTCCTCTTCTGTAGCCATAATATTCTTGGTAGCCTTGGCTCATGTATACTTCATAGTATTTTCCACCAGACTTTACGATTACGGTCAAGTCACTATCCAATGTATCTTCCTTTACATTTTCTATTTTGCCCTTGATTTTTATTTTCTTTCCCTTGTACTTACCTTTTTTCAATTTGGAATAATTGTATGATTTACACATTTTCTTATATTTTTTCTTTGATGGCTCTTTCTTGCCAGACCATCCCTCTTTGAATCCGTCGGCAAACTCTGAAAATATTCCCATTGTCCTTGCCGGTATAGCGGCTTTTGAAATTGTTGGAACGCATACTGAAATAGTAAGCATTAGCGTTGTTGCTACTGTTAATAGTTTCTTCATAAAACACATCTCCAATCTTTTTTATTTACACAATAATGAATGGTATCATTATTTAGTATCAGTTTTGTTTGCTCTCCAAAGCAGGTCAATTCCCTCTAAAATATATTTTCTGGCTTTCTCATCGAGGGTATAATATTTCTTAATGGCTTCTTTTAGTTCTACATCTTCTGAAATATGAGCGTCCAAAAGGGCATCTTCTTCTGAATATGTTTTATCTTTTCCATTAACCAAATAATCAATAGAGCAATCTAAGCATTCTGCAATTTTTCTAATTTTTGAAATTTTAGGCTCACTTTTACCCTTTTTCCAATCGGAAAATGTACTTTTGGGAAAATCACAATATCTTGCTACTTTTGCATCATTTAAACCTTTTAAATCTCTTAATTTACAGTATCTTTCGTACATAGAAAATCTCCTTATCAAAAAAAGTTGCAATTTCTCAACTTTTAGGGTTGACAAACAAGACTCCCTAATGTATTATAAAAACAAGTTAGGAAATCTCAACCAATTCAAAATTGAGAAATTTATATTATGTTTTTTGCACAATTCATAGTATATACGATTTTCTAACTTTTATCAAAGTATAGTTGTGAAAATCGAACAACTAAAAAGGATTTTCGGTAAAAAGACTGTTAGTGTGCCGTCACTAACAGTCCTTTACCCCAATTTTTATACCGTATGCACTTTGCAGTCTTTCGACGCATTGTACGACACCAATGCTTCTTAAAGCACTCTGCCACTTATGCAGTTTGGGTTCAGCATAATTTATTGCCATTAGTTGGCAGATTGCAAGGAACAAGCGGTGTAGTGTGACAAATATCGGAATGTCAACCTCGAGTTTTTAACGAACTTCTCTGTTCGGCTACGCTACACTTGATGTTACATTTCACTCCATTTTAACGTGCTGTGGCTTCACGATTGCGACCTTGCAAATGCGGAACAGGCAAATTCAAAATTGCTTTCAAGGTATACACCTCCTAAGATGAATTTACCTAAAATGGCTTATTTATTATAACGAAAATCCTAACGCAAGTCAAGAAAGGAGATGAGATTTTGGACAAGGGAAATAGAAAGAAAAGTTTTAAAAAGTTAGAATTGCTTGTTAATTCGAGAAACATTACCTTTTATAAATTGGCTGATGAACTCGGATTGGCTAGAAGTACTTTTTCGGATTGGAAATCTGGGAAATCAATGCCAAAGACGGATAAACTGATTAAGATTTCGAATTACTTTGGTGTAGAAATTTCCTATTTTATTGAGTAAAGAAAGGAGTAGACATGAACGATTTACAGATTTTTGAAAATTCAGAGTTTGGAAAAATCCGTACCATTACAAAGGATAATGAGCCTATGTTTTGCTTGGCTGATGTGTGTAAGGCACTTGAACTTACAAATAGCAGAAGTGTAGCGGATAGATTAGAAGATGACGAGCGGTGTAAGTTAGACTTACCCCGTCAGGGCGAGACTTGGTTTGTTACAGAAAGCGGATTGTATGCTGTTATTCTTCGTAGTGATAAGCCGAATGCAAAGAAGTTTCGTAAATGGGTAACTGGCGAGGTGCTTCCATCTATCCGCAAGAATGGCGGTTACATTGCCAATCAGGAGAATCTTACTCCAGAACAGATTGTAGCCAACGCACTAGTTGTGGCACAGAACATCATAACTCAAAAGGACAAGCAGATTGAGGAAATGACACCAAAGGCAAATTACTTTGACGCTTTGGTAGATAAGAAATTAAATACCAACATCCGTGACACCGCAAAGGAACTTGGTGTTGGAGAAAAAGCATTTGTTTCTTTCCTTATTGAAAAAGGATATGTTTTCAGACAGGGGAAACATAGAAAATTGCGTCCATATGCCAAATACGCAGAGAGCGGAAACGGCTTGTTTGTCTTAAAGGACAAGCACAACGAGCAGAACGGTTGGGCAGGACAGCAGATGTATGTCACTCCAAAGGGAAAAGAAACATTCCGTCTGCTTTTGGAAGAAAGGGAGTGAGCCTATTATTCAGAAGATGATATTGGCGGTTCTGACATTTCTTCTTATTATAACGGTGGCAACAAGCGTGTTTAAGGATGTATACGCTTACGAGCCGGAATATGCACAAGAAGATACGTTATTTATAAAAACAGAAGAACCGCAGGTAAATGTGATTCCAAATGCAAATACGAACAGTTCTTTGGAATCCGCAAAACACATAAAGCAAAAGAAAAAGTCAAAGAAGAAACACAAGGAAAGGAAAGGCGTTCAATTCTTGATAACTGCATATTGTCCTTGTTGCGATTGTTCAGAGGGGTACGGAAAGATAACTTCTACTGGCAAGATACCAAAGCAGGGAAGAACAATAGCGGTTGACCCTAAAGTCATACCGTATGGAACAAAGGTTAAAATTAAAGGTCTTGGAACATTTATAGCAGAGGACTGCGGTGGTGCGATAAAGGGGAATCGAATTGACATATACTTTGAATCTCATGCAGACACAGAGAGATTCGGAGTGCAAAGAAGAACAGTATTTATATTAGGAAAGGATGAGTGACAATGATTAAGACAGATGCTAAACCGGCAACACCAGAATTGATTGCAAATTTAATTGAACTTGGTGCAATTTATGTGAAAGACGGAGAGTTTTATGCAAATGAACCGGGAACATACAGAAAAGAAAAGGAATAGCACCCTTGACCGCAAATCAAACTGCTATTCCAGTAGTAAATAACTATGTGTTATTTGCGCTCATTTTATCAAATAAGGAGTGAAAAGTCAAGATGAATACAATTTTATTAAGAGGTACCGTGGCGAGTAAGATTAAATTCTCTCATTCGTCGCATGGTGAGAACTTTTATGAATTTTGCTTAAAAAGCGAAAGAAAAAGCAATAAAGAAGATGTGATAGTCTGCTTGGTTCCGGAAATCGTTCTGGAAAAGTGTTCAATCAAAGAAAACGAGAAGATTGAAGTACAAGGAGAAATTAGGACTATCAATAGAAAAAATCATAAGCACATTTATGTATTTGTGCAGGACGCTATGTGCGGTGGAGAGGTAAATTCATTGTCAGACGTAAATGAAGTAAAAATGGATGCGTATATTTGTATTCAACCTAATTTACGGCGCACATCTGCTTCCAATAGAAGAGTATGCGATGTAATTGCCGCAAGCAACAGACAATACGGCTCCGACTATATTCCATGTATAGCATGGGGGAGATATGCTACATACGTTTCGAAATGCGATTTAGGTACTCATCTGGAAATTATCGGAAGATTGCAGAGCCGTGAATATCACAAGCAGATGGACGATGGCACAGTAGCAGTAAAAACCGCTTTTGAAGTATCAGTTTCAAAAGTCAAAGAAATCTGAAAGGAGAATGAGGAATGATTTTGAAATCATTGCACTTGGAAAATTTCAAAGGAGTTAAAAGCCTTGATGTAAATTTTTCCAAGAAAACAAAAATTAAAGGTCAAAATGCAAGTGGTAAAACAACAGTGTTTGACGCTTTTACATGGCTTTTGTTCAACAAGAACAGTGCCGGAGAGGAGAAATTCAATGTCCGTCCATTAGATAAGGATGGAAAACGCATTGATGACGTGGAAATTAAGGTTGTTGCTACCTTAGATGTGGATGGCAAGGAAGTTGAACTTTCAAAGGTTCAGAAGCAGAACTGGGTTAAGAAAAGAGGAACAGATACAGTTTCTTTGCAGGGAAATGTCAATTCATTTGAGATTGACGGCTACCCAAAGAGTGAATCGGATTTCAAGGAATATGTTGCCGGACTTGCAAAGAGCGAGGATATGTTTAAAATGCTTACAAATCCGCAGTATTTCAACTCTATGAAATGGAAAGACCAGAGAAAAATCTTAATGAAACTTGTTGATGATTTTTCGGACGTAGAACTGGCAAAGACAGATGAAAGGTTTTTACCTTTGATTAGTGAATTGGAAAAAGCACCGTCAGTTGAAGATATTCGCTCAAAATTCCAAAAGATGCTTTCGGAGTGGAAGAAGAAGCAAACTGAAATTCCGGTCCGGATTGATGAAGCTGAAAAATCCAAAGTTGATGTAGATGCCGCAGAGCAGGAACTTAAAAAATCAGACTTAGAAAGACGCATTTCTGAAATTGACGAAAAAATTTCAGATACTAACGGTGCAGTAAAGAAATTACGAGATGAGGACATGAGATTGCAAATGGATATGTCAGGTATTTTGCAGAGAATGAACGATTCCTTGTCTGAAAAGAAAAGAAAAATCGAATCGTCCAATGCGGAAGTTACTCGTGAACTGGAGAACACAAGAAATAAGATTCAGATTGCGGAAAATGCAATCAAATTAAATGAAAGAAGCATTTCTGATACTGACATCGAACGAAAGAAGTTAGGCGAACAGTACAACGCTGAAAAAGCAAAGGTATTTGATGAAACACCGTTTTTGTTTGACGAATCGAAATGGGTGTTTGATGAAAGCAGTACCGTATGTTCTTTATGCGGACAGCCATTGCCGGAGGACAAGGTTGAGCAGTTAAAGGCTGACTTTGAATCAAGAAAAGTGAAAGCCAAAGAAAGTGCTGCTAAGAGATTGTCGGATGCCAAGGAAGCGTTTATGTCAGAGAAAAAAGATAACTTGGAACGCATTAAAGCGTTTGGCTTCGACAAGAAGCATACCATTGACGGTTTAACAGAAAAGAACAAGGAATTAAATGTAGAGATTGAATCCTTGAAAAAACGTGAGCAGGAATTACTTGCAAAGAACGAAGATTTTTCCAAACAGTTAGATGAAATCCCTAAGGAAGCGGACTATACGCAGAATGAGGAATACATGAAACTGCATGAAAAAAGGGAAAAGGTTCTTGCTGAAATTGAGAAAGAAAAATCTTCCAAATACGACGAGCGAATCGCAGAGTTGAAAGACGAGAAGAAAGAAATGGAATCTGAACTGGATTCTGTAAAAGGAATCCTTGCTAAAGCATCTATTAATGTGGGGATTGACGAGCGAATTGCAGAGTTGAAAGACGAGAAGAAAGAAATTGGACAGAAAGTTGCCAACCAAGAGCAGATTATTTATCTTTTGGAAGAATTTATTCGGTTCAAACTTAACAAGATTTCTGAATCCATCAATAGCCATTTTGACACTGTAAATTTCAAACTTTTTGAAATGCAGTTAAATGGTGGTATGAGAGATTGTTGTGAATGTACGGTTAATGGTGTACCGTATTCAACTTTGAATAGCGGTCACAGAATCGTAGCCGGACTTGATATTATCCGTTCTTTGAGCAAGATGTATGGCGTTGAATGTCCTATTTTTATTGACAATGCTGAATCACTGAATGAATATAACGTACCTGATATGGATGCACAGTTAATTCTTTTGAGCGTTTCAGAGGACAAACAGTTGAAAGTGGAGGGTGTGTAAATGTCAAGAGTAGGAATTGGAAACAACATCACACAGCCGGATGCACGGTGTATGTCATGCAAGCGTTGGAAGAGTGCAAGTAAGAGAGGATTCTTTGGTTTTGCGGAAGCTGGACACTGTTCTCTTCCATATTGCGAGAAAGATGCGAGAAATAAAGGAAAGAGAGGTCGTGTACATGGATGATATTGAAAAATTGAAGGCTGAAAACTCGGATTTGCGAACAAAGGTAGATGAACTTTGTGGTAATAAATATTACCTTGAAGAAAAATTTAGAAAAGCCACAGAAGCCATCGAAAGACTTTTGCGTATTCTTGAAAATTTGTCAAATGGATATGTGAAAAAGGAGGGTTAATGATGCATTATATCAAAGCAAAATTTCCTAACAGTACAAGAAGTTATACATACCGCACAGAGGATTCTGTAAAAGCCGGTGACACGGTTGTAAATGCAAAAGGTGTAAAGCTGACAGTCACTGATGAATCAGTTGATATGAAGTGGGTTGAATCCTATGGTGCTGAAAAAGTAGCAGTTGTAAAGAAGTATGAAGAGCCGGAAACGGCAGAAAGCGAGGAAAAATAATTATGGCAGAGAAAAAAACAGAAGTAGCAAATAATAAAGAAAAAGAACAGGCAGGACTTGTTGTGAACAATGCATTTGTTGATGGATTGGTATTGCAGTTAAAGCAGAAAGAAGAGTATGGTCTTACTTTCCCACCTGATTATAACTATCAGAATGAACTTATGGGAGCATATCTCATTTTGAAAGAAACAAAAGACAATTCAAAGAATCCAGTATTGCAATCTTGCTCACAGACATCTATTGCAAATACTTTGATGGATATGGTTACCCTTGGAGTGTCCATGCAGAAAAAACAGTGCTATCCGGTAGCATACGGCGGTAAATTGCAATGTCAGATTTCGGTGTACGGAAATACTTGCATCGCACGTAGATACGGATTAAAAAGCATTGACGCCATGTGCATCTATGATGGTGACGAATTTAAGTACCATATTGAAAATGCAAGAATCGTAATTGATTCCCATTCGCAGGATTTTCTTAACATCGACATAGATAAGATTGTTGGTGCTTATGCAATTGTTACTATGGATGATGGTAGCCAGTATGTAGAACTTATGAGTATGGCAATGATTAAGCAATCTTGGAAACAGGGATTTGGTTATAAAGAGACTGGTTCCGGAACTCATCAGAAGTTTACAGACCAGATGGCTATGAAAACGGTCAAAAACCGTGCCTTAAAGTACATCATTCGTACATACGGTACACAATCCGTAAACGATGCATATGACAACGCAGAATCAACAGAAACAGACGATAGAACCGCTATTGATGTTGAAAATGATATTGAGGAAAATGCCAACTCAAAGCCATTTATTGTCGATGTTGACGCAACAACAGTCATTGAAGATTGTGCCGCAACAGAACAGGATAAAGAAGTAGTTGATGAGGAAGATTCCAAAGATGATAGCAACGAAATTGACTTTTTGAATTAAAAGAAAGCGAGGAATAATTATGATTAGTAGTAACCATAAAAATGTGAAAATCAAAGGAAATGAAGTTGAAGTAGCAGAGGATTTTGCTTCAATCGTATTTGTGTTACGAGGTTGTTTTGGTACAGAAAGACTTGCAAAATTATTTACAATGGCACTTTTTTCCGAATCTAGTTCAGATGAAGGGGAGAAAAAATAATGATAATTATAAGCCAAAACGGAACAATTGATATGCCATACGATATGTGTTGTGTTTGGAGACAGGAAGAGGTTATTTACTGCCGCGTTGTTGGAAGTGATGATAATGTCGCGATGGCTACTTATTCGAGTGAAGACAAGGCAGAAAAAGCAGTTGAAATGCTTAGATTTGCATATACAGGAAGTATTGCCATGTTTCAGAACGTTGAGCCTACAGAAGAAGTTAATGAAGTATTCAAAAAATGCAATACACAGGTCATATATGTAAGCATTGACAATCAGCCATCGGAAATTAAATTTGAGAATCATCAAAATTTTTATTATCAGTTTCCGCAGGATGATGAAATCGAGGTGTGAGTATGGCAAAACACACAAAGCAGGAATTATACCAATGGCAGGCATTACCACTAAATATCAAAGTCAGAATGACGGCAGAGAGAATAAGGAACTGGGTTAATGAATTTGGCGAAGATGGAGTGTATTTGTCATTCAGTGCTGGTAAAGACAGCACAGTTTTAGGACACATAATCAGAGAAGTTTGCGGATATAAAAATATTCCTTTTGTGTTCGTAGATGTTCCGACACAATATCCAGAGTTAAAGCAGTTTGCACTGACTTTTGATAACCTTGAGATTTTGAAATCTAAAATTTCATTTGCAGAAGTTTGTAGTAAGTATGGATTTCCATTATTTTCAAAAGAAATATCAGAATGTGTTGCAGTTAGCAGAAAATACATTAGAATCCTTACAGACAAACAGAAAAACAGAGATTCCGTTTGCTTATCGCATAGCCGAATTGATAGGAATAGACAGGAGAGCATACAAAGAAAACAAAACATTTGCGGATTTAAAGATGGGGAATATCCCTAGCGAAATTCTGAAAGCACCTATCAGAGTAAAACAGTTATTTGGTGTCAAGTATGAAGATATTGGCAGTATGTATGACAGGTCAAAGTACTTATTTATGCTAAATGCACCATTTGAAGTATCTAATCAATGTTGCAAGGTAATGAAGAAACAGCCTATGCACCAATACAACAAAGATACAGGCAGAGTGCCTATTACCGCTCAAATGGCTAGCGAAAGTAAATTAAGGACTTCACAATGGTTACGGAATGGTTGTAATGGATTTGACTTAAAAATTCCAACAAGTAATCCAATGTCATTTTGGACGGAACAGGATGTGCTGCTTTACATCAAAGAAAATAATCTGCCAATATGTTCAGTTTATGGCGAAGTAGTTACAGATTACGAATCTATGGGGCAATGTGAAAATCAGATGTCATTTGCTGATTTTGGTATTTTTGATAAGGAAAGACCATTGCTGAAAACTACAGGCTGTCAAAGAACAGGCTGTGTACTATGCGGATTCGGTTGCCACTTAGAGAAAGAAAGCAGATTTTTAAGACTGAAAGAAACACACCCCAAATTCCATAATCTGCTTTACATTTTGAAAAACAATGGTGTGACATACGCAGAAGCTATTGATTGGGTAAACGAACACGGAAATATGAACATTAAGTATTAAGGAAGTGAGGTGGTTTAGATGCTTATGCGATGTTGTGGTTCATCATCGGCAGGAAACAGTTACGCTTTAATCAGAAACAATGGCGAGATTCTTGCCATTGAAGCCGGATGCAAATTTCTTGATTTTAAGAAAATGATTGATTGGAAAATAGCAAATGTTTCCGGATGCATTGTGAGTCACGAACATGGAGACCATGCACGCTATATAAAAGACTTTATGCAATCTGGAATCACTGTTTACACGGCGATTGAAACTCAAAAGGCAATTAAAGATTCTACTGGAGAACGTACGGTAGCCATACAACCGCTTAGAGAGTACCAAATTGGCAGTTTTACAGTTACACCGTTTAATGTACCGCATGAATCGGAAATCGAGTGTTACGGCTATTTAATCAAACATGAGGAAATGGGGAAGTTATTGTTTTTAACAGACTTGGAATATTGCAAGTATAACTTCTCTGGATTGAAAGTAGAACACATCATATGTGAATGTAACTACTCGATGGAATTTGTTGACCGTAACGAACCAAACTATGAACACCGCCTACGAGGGCATATGAGCCTTGATACGGCACTTAAATTCATATCTACCAACGATAATCCGGCATTGCGAAATGTCGTGCTAATACACTTATCAGATAAAAGCGGAAATCCAACACTTTTCAAACAAAAGGTGGTAGAAACGCTTAAATATGACACAGAAGTTTATGTTGCAGAGAAAGGTTTAGAGGTTGATTTTAACCTTTGCCCTTTCTAGAAAGGTGGAATGACTTATTAACAAAGTAATTTTAATTGGCAGATTAACAAGAGACCCAGAAATCAGATATACGCAGGGAGAAAATTCAATGGCAGTAGCAAGATTTACTCTTGCAGTAGACCGCAGATTTAAAAGAGACAATCAACCTACGGCTGATTTTATAAGCTGCATTTGCTTTAGAAAAACGGCTGAATTTGTTGAAAAATACTGTAGTAAAGGGAAAAAGTTGGCGGTTGAGGGTAGTTGGCAGACTGGAAGTTACACTAATAAGGATGGAGACAAGGTATATACAAATGATTGCCTTGTTGATAATTGCGAGTTTGCTGAAAGCAAGTCAACCGAAGAACAGAATCAGAAAAAGGATGATAACACTGGAAATGATGATTTTATGAACATTCCGGATGGTATTGAGGATGGATTACCTTTTAACTAGAGCCTATGGCGGTTGCCAAGCGTGACCGCCAAATAATAAGCAGAAAGGAAGTGATTTAGATGGTTATTTTTGAAGATGAGGGGCAGCAGAGCGGAAAGCATTTGAAAAAACATCATTACTGGAGCGATTCCAACATTGAGGTTAAAAGAGTTCCGCTTCCGGTTGGTGATTACATAATTGCTAACGAGAAATCTATTGATGTTATTTCACGTAAGGAAGATAGAGGAATGAAAGTTAAAAAGATGGATTTCCTTGGAACTTATGATGTATCTGTAGATACTAAGAAAGATATGCAGGAGATTGTAGGAAACATCTGCGGACGTCAGCATGGAAGATTTCGTGATGAGTGTATTCTTGCTCAAAACAACGGAATCAAACTTTATGTATTGGTAGAAAACGAAGATGGAATCAAATCCATTGAAGATGTTTTTAAGTGGAACAATCCACGACTTCACCGATATAACAAAATTGCTTATATGCACCGGATTGGTAAATGGAAAACAACAAAGTTGCCAAAAGCAAGACCTACCGCCGGTTCCACGTTGGCAAAGGCAATGATTACTATGGAAAAGAAATACGGCGTTAAGTTTGTTTTTTGTTCGCCAAGAAATGCAGGAGAAAAAGTTGTTGAATTATTAAGCAAAGGAGTTGAAACGAATGGCTGACAAGCGGATGTTTTCAAGAAAATTGATTAGTTCGGATGTGTTTTTGGACATGCCATTAACTGCACAAGGATTGTTTTTCCATCTGTGCATGAGAGCTGATGATGATGGATTCGTAGATGCTCCAAACCGAATTGTAAGAGAATGTCAGGCAACACCAAAAGACCTTGAAATCCTTGAAAGGAAGAGATATATACTTACGTTTGAAAACTCTAACGTGGTACTTATCAAACATTGGTTTCTGCACAACTCAATTGCAAAGGACAGGTACACTCCAACACTGTATACAGATGAGAGGTCGAGAGTCACCTTAAAATGTGGCAAGATGTACCCAAATTGTAGTAAGAGCGACAACAAGAATTACACAGAAGTGAAACACACTGACAACTATTCGGAAACAGATTGTAACCAAGTTGATAACAAAGTGGAACATAGAGAAGATAAGGTAAGAGAAGAAAAGAAAAGTGATATTGTCGAGCAGAGCACGACGGACACTTCTTTGGTGAAAGAAATTATTGATTACTTGAACGAAAAAACTGGTGCAAGTTACAGATACAGTACCAAAAAGACACAAAACCTTATCAATGCAAGGCTTAAAGAAAAATTCACTTTGGAAGATTTCAAACGTGTAATTGACAGTAAATGTAATGATTGGAAATCAGACGAGAAGATGAAAGAGTATTTGCGGCCCGAAACTTTGTTTGGAACGAAGTTTGAAAGTTATCTTCAAAATGCTCCAAAGATTTTGAAACCTAGAGCAGAGCCGGAAGAAGTTGTTCCGGAAGTTGAGGAAGAGGAAGTAGGTGCTGACTGGTAATGCGATATAAAGTTTACGAGTTTAATCCGGATGATGCTTACAACTTTGCTCGTCATGTTGGAATTGAGGTTAAGGAACACGGTGGTGAACTGTTTTTTAAGACTTGTCCTTATTGCAAGCCAAGAGCCACAAGGGGAAATGTTCGCACTTTTTCGATAAACCTTAAAACTGGACAGTTTAAGTGTTTAAGAGCAAGTTGTGGAATATCCGGCAACATGGTAACGCTTTCAAAGGATTTTGATTTTTCTCTTGGCAACGAGGTTGACGAGTATTACCGTCCAAAGAAAAGATACAAGCGGTTGAAGCAACCAAAAGAAGCAATTAAACCAAAGACGGAAGCGATTCAGTATTTGGAAAGCCGTGGTATATCCGAAGAAGTTGCCAAAAAGTACGAAATTACCGTACAGACTAGCCATCCAAACATTCTTGTATTTCCGTTCTATGACGAAGAAGGTGTACTGCAATTTGTCAAGTACAGAAAAACGGATTTTGACAAGGCAAAGGACGCTAACAAGGAGTGGTGCGAAGCAAGCACAAAACCGATATTGTTTGGAATGAAACAATGTGATGATAGTTTTGATACGCTCGTACTCACAGAGGGTCAGATGGATTCATTATCAGTTGCTACGGCAGGAATACCAAACGCAGTGTCCGTTCCAACCGGTGCCAAAGGCTTTACATGGATTCCCTATTGTTGGGATTGGCTTTGCAAATGGAAGAAAATAATCGTTTTTGGAGATTTTGAGAAAGGCTCAATATCTTTGTTGGATGAACTTGCAAAACGTCTAAAAGACAGTGTAGAACACGTCAGAGAGGATAATTATAAAGACTGCAAGGACGCTAACGAGATACTTCTCAAATACGGAGCAGAGCAGGTTAGGAAATGCGTTGAAGAATCGGTTAAGTTGCCAATTGACAATGTGATTGATTTGGCAGACGTAAAGGAGCTTGACCCATACAGCATTGAGAAGATACCGACCGGTGTTGCGGATGTAGACAACTTACTTTGCGGAGGAATCCCATTCGGTGTTGTTACCATCGTTACTGGAAAATCAGGAAAAGGAAAATCAACTTTTGTAGGGCAGATTATAACAAGAGCATTAAACAAAGGTGACAATGTTTTTGTATATTCGGGGGAAATGCCAAATTATATTTTTAAGAATGCGATTGATTTTCAAATTGCTGGACCGGCAAACGTAGTGGAAGAAGATAGGAGAGATTATGTAAAGCGTTACGTTCGCAAATCTGCGAAAGATAAGATTGTAGAGTGGTATCGTGGGAAATGTATGCTTTACGACCGCACTATGGTTAAGGATGAAGATACTGACTTGCTAAATACGATTGAACGTATGATAGTAAGCCAAAATGTAAGAGTTATTGTGATTGATAATTTAATGACAATGATAAACAAAACGAGAGTTAAGGGAAGTAAGTTGGAAGCACAGAGTGAAGTTTCAAACGCACTAGAGGATATGGCTAGATTTTACAATGTTTGTATTATCTTAGTGGCTCACAAGAGAAAAGATAGTGGAATTTATGATGAAGATATGGACGATTCGATTCGTGGCGATTCCGATATTGTCAATTCAGCAGGAGTGATTATTCACTACAACGTAAATAAAGATGAGAATACGATGGAAAATTATCCGAGAATAATTTCGGTTACTAAAAATCGTGTATTTGGAAGAACTTCATACAGAGGTTGGAAAGTACACTACGACGATAAGTCAAAACGAATCTACGGAGACCACGATGATTTGAATATTTGTCTTGGTTGGGATAACGAAAGCGGTGGATTTGTTGAGGACTACGATAATTCAATATTTAGTTAGGTGGTGTTTGCATGGGGAGCGTAAATGCATCGCAGATTCCAGAAGAACAGCATATGTGGACTGATATTTGGAATTGGCGTAAGAAATATTACTACCCGGAAGATGATGATTCTTGGTGGAAAGAGTTTACGGAAACTGGCATTGTAATCGGAGAAAAATACGCAACTAAATTATCGCATGAGATTATTTTTGCAATTTTTAATGATGTGCAAAGTCGCAGTAAAAAATTAGAACAAACGGAGGTGCCGGAACAGATTTTATGAAAATTCCAGACGGAATTGAAAACGAATTACCATTTGATTAGGAGTTGATTTTATGGAAAACAAACATACAATGTCAGACCTGTACCAGATGCAATCACTTCCATTATCTGCAAAAGTAAGAATGACAGCAAGAAGAATTGATGATTGGGTAAGCGAGTTTGGAGAAGATGGTGTTTATCTTTCGTTTAGCGGTGGCAAGGACAGTACAGTGTTGGTAGATATTGTCCGAAATGTCTGTGGATATAGGAATATCCCGCTTGTATTTGTGGATGTTCCAACGCAATATCCAGAACTTAAACAATTTGCTATGACATTTGATAATCTTGTTATTTTGAAACCAAAAATTTCATTTGCGGAAGTATGTAGCAAGTATGGTTTTCCACTTTTTTCAAAAGAAATTTCTTCAACAGTGTACGAAGCAAGAAAATATTTTGAGAAACTTGACGATTTGAGAAAACAAAATAAAATCTTAACGAACGAACGAACGAACGAACGAACGAACGAACGAACGAACGAACGAACGAACGAACGA